ATCCCTATATTATTATACCGGATTATTAAAACATTCAATCGATGTTCATAAAATAATCCTTTACATCCTTTCTAGGATGCTCTATAGTTACACCATAGAGAACAGAGACATCCTGTCTCAAAGGAGAAGCAACAATGACCACTATAGGTAGTATCCACATAGCCCTCTTTGTTATCGATGTAGCCATCTGGAGCTTCTCAATATGAAAACATTGCAGCAGGTGTACACTGAGCTAGCACAATGCTGTAAGGATAAAGGTGATAGGTTTGGTTACTGCTACTGGTGTAAGAGGTTGAAAGAGGTTAATGCACTAGCAGCATAGCCGATACGATTGAATAACAGCCCCAGTGAAGGGGCTTTTCTTTGCCGCTGCCCGGAGCCTTCTGGGATGCTTGCAAAGCTATGTTTGACGCTTTCAATGCTAACGAAAAATAATCAAATCTTCTCTTGACGCTCTTTCCCTCCTAGTCTAATATTCAACACATGGGAGGCAATCAAGCCAACCAAGCTTGAACCTAGGAGGTTCACATGGCCACTCTGATTCGTTGCACTTGCTGCCAATCTGAACTTACTGCCCCTCAGTTCTACAACGGCTTCCCTTACGGCTATACCTGCATCACTAAGGTTGACCCTAGCTATAAGCGTACTAAGCGTGTTTATGTGGCTTGTGAAGCCTTTAAACAGGTATCTGACAGCACCACTACCCGTTTAGTGGTAAACGTTAAAGTAGCTGGTAAATGGGTCCAAGTAGTTGGCTACGGTGCCTCTTCTGTAGATCAGCACAGCAGCAGTACTTATATGCAAGATAGTATTCTGTTCGTAGCAGAAGACAAAGTTAAGTAATTCTCTTTACACATACCTTAGCCCTCTTTTGAGGGCTTTCTTTTGTCTGTAAGCTAACTCTTCGAGTTAGTCCCCTCTATAGCGAAGCTATAAGCTATCCCCTTCACTTGCCCTGCAAGGGCTACCTTTGCCAATACCCTCTAATCCTTACCCTCCTGGGTCTCCATTACCATCAGTATTACTGTTATTTATAGGTAATGGTTAATGTATTACTATTGGTGATAGTGTTCAAATACCCTTATTGGTTAAGCACAACACTATTCCTTAATCAACTTTACTTAGTGTACTAAAGGTTTTTACACTAAACATTAGTAAACAAACATTCGTTACAACGTAACAAACAATACCTATCCCCTGTCAGTCATCCATCAGCTATCCTTGCAGATGCCCTGTTAGCTACCTCTATACTATTATGCCGGATTAATTAGAGAGTCTCTCTATAGCCTATTCCTATGATGTGTACTACGCATAATGTGTTTATTGGCATGTCCTTTGCAACATCATTAATCATACCAATAGTGTCCACTTACAGGATAGGTTGTCTATTAATAATATCTATCGTAACGTCTGTGCCTACAGTAATATACAATTAGACAGATATTTCCCATTTTGGTACACTGATAGGTTGGCCGGCCGTAGGCCTACTTAACGCTAGTACTAAATATCCATATTTTTAAGGTATAGGGAAAAGGTCAGCTTATATTAGTGACCTTATTTTTCAGGGGGTTTTAGAAATTACAAGAGGGAAATAATCATCTCGGACGTATCTATACCAAAATGTTCAAGTGTTTCTCTGAAAGTCTTACCGTTATTGGCCTTGTATCCATTGGCTCTCTTAGCATTAATCCCAAAATTCTCATACCAATATTTTGGACTGTTATACACACCATTGATTGAAAGTTTCTTAACTCGCTGCCTAGGGGAAGTTAGTGCTTCTTCTAGAGACATACCTTTACGGGTCATATTTGTCTGAACAGCACTTTCACTTACTTCAAAGTAGGCACACAACTCTGTTAGGGTTCCGGTAACACCTTGTACAGTGTGTTTTAAATATTCGAGGCCTGTATATGCTAAAACTTCCTCTAAGGTATAGTCCAGTTCTAATAGTTTCGTCAACGTTTCTGTAGACCTTCCATGCATAAGTCTGAAATAATCTTTAGTTGGATACCAATGGTCAACACCATCACCCTTAATCTCAAAACTAAAATAGTAACTGCTTGTTGGAAGTATGTTGTAAACAGCATTCCAGATGTCCCAACCACTACGAAGTATAGAGCTAACAGAACCATACTCCAAGCCTAGCTCTTCACATAAGTGGTTCAGATTAATAGTTTTACCATTCCACACAACCTCTAATCTACGTTGTCCATAAGACAAGTAACTCTCATATTTCTGTACAGCTAAATCAATAGAACCTAGCTTCAAGGCATTGATTGCAATATAGGTGTAGGCTGCTGATGGATTGTCATATCCCTCTACAAAGTCTTTTAGATACATGCCGTCTATCATCAAAGCACCTTCTTTGTTTCTCATGTTCTCTTTATGAGTTACCCAACGAAGATTGGTGTGGTGATTGTTAGTTTTGTTTCTGTCTTTGTGGTCTACAACATTTTTTGACGGAGGGTTGTCATTTTCTATAAAAGCCAGTGCCACTATGCGATGCACCCGTTCCATCTTTCTCCATCCATCAGGATGTGTGAAGTTTATATAATAATATTGAGGCAGTCCGTTTAACACCTGAGCAACTGAAACGTTATCCCAAGCATTCCTTACGTTACCTAAATCACTAACCTCGTACTTCCCTTCATAACCCTCTACAACCTTCCACTCTTCTTCCATAATTACCCCTATTATATTATACCGGATTAATTAGATTGACTAATTGTTTAATTAAATATATGCTTTATTCTGATTGTCGTATCCTAAACGAATACCATGTTCTTCAGACACAATACTCTGCCTAGGATATTTCATAGTCAATGTTTGCTTGTTCTCAAGAGACTTTACAAAGAATCTATAGCAAAGGGAACAAGCTTTCATATACAGGCTAGCCTGGCTTTTCTTTATTTCAAGAAGCTCCATAACTGTTTCTGTGGATATTTCCCCTAGGAACAAAAAACATTTCAGAATGGATACTGTGGACAAAGGTATTTGGTTGTCTCTAGCACCATACCAATCTAGCCTAGCTACACCAGATACAATATCATCAATCCACACAGGCCATGTATCATAATCATCTTTTCCATACCAGTGCTCACACATCTGCTCTTTGATCTCATTCACAAGAACAATTGGTTTACGCCCCCTTGTCATCTAGCTTCTCATCCTCAAGTTTCCTAACAGCTTCTTTTTGTTCAAGCTCTGTCATATTTGCTTTCTTCCTTCGTTGCCTCAACCACTCTTTGTTACCAATGGTGATAAGGGCGTCAGCGTTAGCTGCTATCTTAGCGTCTAGGTTATCTAATGCTTCTTGTGTTAGTTTTTCCAATACCCTTTGTACTCCATCATAATCTCTCTCCAATAGTTTAAAGGCTTGATTCAACTGCTCTTCAAACATACTTTGCTCTTTTTCTTTGTTGCTACACCTATTAGACGTTTCATCTTCTTCAAAAGTATCTCTATCGAGGTCACATTTATTCCTTATTTATTTTCAATACCCTCACTCCATATCTCCGTATAGCTTCCAATTATTCATTTATATTTACTTCTGTTTATACTAATGTACCAATTTTTCCTGGAATTATGGGGCTGTATATATGATAGCCTAATTGCTTTCATATTTCTAAATATACCGTGCTCTCCATAAATACCTATATAAAACCTAATGCGCCTCAATGTCGTTGCAAAATATGTGGTATTGTAGGTTTTCACAATCTCTCAAGCCTCTCTACTAATTGTTCTAGTTTCTCTATTTTTATAGCTTGTTCATATAACGTGCCAGTAAGTTTAACCAAAAGCTTACCCATCTGAGTATAATCGTCATACTCTAAGCCTTCAGGAATAATAACACCTATTTCAGCCAGAAACTCTTCTCTATATTGTTCCTTATTCATTATGCACTCCCTATATAACAATTCTATAATGTTTATAACAACTCTCTAGAATAAACCTCTCCACTTTATTAACATCACTCCCTGTCCAATATCTATTCTGTTCGTACATCTTTAGCGTAAGGATAATAGCCTCTGATTTACATTTATACATAATAGCATCTTGTCTGTCTTGTGTCCAGCTGCTTGAATATACGATGCTGTGTTTAGGAGCAGATGAACAGGCTGTGAGGAATAGTAGTGTTAATAAAATAGAGAGTTTCATGGTACACCTCATAAATGAGTTGTTATGGATATTTGAAATACGTTGTCTTCTGCTCTTCCTTGTGCTTTTTAATCAACCGATTATCTTCCCATGTTCGTTTTGCTGCTTCATGATGCAAATCAATAACTTTCTTTGCATACTCAATAGAACCAAGCTCAATATCTAGGGCATGTAGTACACACCAGCTTAGACTGGAATATGATTCCCAAAAACCTAACCAATTCTTACGTTGTGACCAGTAATCTGTTTGTACACTACTCTTCACTACTTGGATTCTTGTCTGCGGTGGGATATATTCTTTGCTCATTTCCAAATCTCCTTCAAGAGGGAAATTTTAATTTCCTCTGATATATCTTTACTTTCGTTTATTACTCTTGTGCAGTGACGTAATGCTGCTGCCCACATGCAATCAGCGCGAATAGTTTCTTGCTTAAGTTTCTCCTTAAGCTCTGCCCTTTCACTATTGAGTAGTGGCAGTTCTGTTTTTGGTGGTGGATGCGGAACTCTTGCCATGATTATTCTTTCTCCAAGAAAAGTTTCGCATATGCAGGAGATTTGAAATGGACCCAATGCTTGTGACACATCACACCCTTACGACGAGAATACTGCAAATGAGCTTGATAAACAATGCAGGCGCTCTGCGCCTTCTCTAGTGTATAGGCATCTGTGATGAAAGGACAAGGAAGGTCAGCATCACCATACCACCACAAAGGAAGCATAGGAATGTAATGGCTTTCTTCACGATCTGATTTGATCCAGATGTTGTTGTGCATAGCCACTGCTGTACCGAAAGATACAATATCGGCAGGACCATGATAATCATCAGAACCTCTTTTAATAAAGGAGCTTACATAAAAATCATAATCAAGCTGACGCATAAACTCAATTACACTTCGTAGCTGTATTGATTTAGTGTCTTGTGGGATGTCTTGTGTAGACAATATTTCTTCCATCTCTTTCTCCTCAATTGATATTTGATACACCCATACTATTATCTAACGAATCTTTTGTCAACGCTTCTAGCTGGGATTCTAGAAATTTAATTTGTTCTTTAAGTAGCGCATTCTCTGCTTTCAGGTCCAACACCTTGTCAAATAAAGCAACCTCTATTCTTAGCCCTGTCATATCCCTAATTCCTTCTTAGCTTTCTCCACAATATCCTTAGCCTGTGCATACAGAGTAGGATCACCTTCTGTCAATACATCAAGGAGTAATTCTTTCTCTTTGATGTAAACCTTTGCGAATTCTTTGTCGTGTTCGCAGATTGACTTGCTATTTGAGATGAGGTCTGCAAGTTTTATTGTTTTAGATTGATGCCTCCCCTCCTTAATCCATTGCCGGTCAACTTCTTTGCGTTCTGCACGATTACCATCCTCTGGGATAGATACATCAGAAAGATCGTTAACCATACACATAACATCCTGACCAAACAACTCTCCAATTGTGGTTAACTGTACACCACAATCCTCCACTACATCGTGTAGTAGGGCTGCACATAGCATTGGAATATTGTGGCCAACCGCATCCATAACAATGTGCATTACATCAATCGGATGAAAAATATAAGGTTCCCCGGTGTATTTACGCACCTGACCTTCGTGTGCGTATGCTGCAAATTTTAGAGCCTTTTCTACCAAATCCATCATTTCCTCCCAGTCAAAATAAAAACCGGCATAAAGAATATTACTTCCTCAGCCGGCTTTGTGTCAATCATTTTCGTTGTAGATTTTAACATTTATTCCTAGTTCCTCTGCTAAGAGGATCACTTCGTCTGTATTCCAGCGTTGTTTGAAATCCTCTCCACCATCTAGGCACACAACCTTTGTGAGATTTCTTTGTTTCATTTTACACAGACACTGTGAGCAGGGTGGATGGGTTATGTAGATCGTACACCCTTCAAAATATGTTCTATTTGCAAACGACATACAATTGTCTTCACTGTGCAACGTATGGGCATATTTGAATGTGCGATCTTCTAAGCGTTCCTGTGTGTCTTGCATATTTCTAGGGAATCCATTAAACCCAAATGAGACAGGATTTCCATTTTCATCAATAATACAGCCTCCAACTTTAGTAGAAGGGTCTTTACTCCAAGATGCTACAAACTGTGCAAGCTCAAGATAACGCTTATCCCATTTAGTCACACTTCCTCCCAGATTTCATGGAACCAACAATAATAATTATTTCCCGCACTTTGCCTATAATCATCTACATAATAATTAAAAGAGCTACCCATATCATTTTCTATTCTATATCGACGAAAGTCACGCCCATCTTCAATCTCAAGGACAGTATACTCTTTACCTGCTGTGTATGCAGGCTTATTATCAATCAGTCGTTTGAATTTCATTTGTAACCTCCTCTAATTTACCACCAGATCGCCAGTATCCATCTAATCTGCCAACATCAATGAACGACTCCCCTATTGAATAAAAATCTCTTTCCTGCACTTCAAAAGGAATTGTAAACTCTACTTCTGTAGAACAGCAGCGGAAGGTGCGACCAACCCACTCGTTTTTAAATTTATAAATCCGTTTCCAAGTGTGGTGACCACAATCTTTATTAAAGCCCCAACACTCTTGCAAAATATATTCCAAGCTTTCAATTTCATTATAAACACTTTCTGAAAACTCTTTTCCGATATTACATTTAATCAAACTATCAATCATAGCATGAATGAAGTCTATTCGATCAATTGTTTGCTCATCCAGTCCCCTCTCCTCTGCAAGCCACCTATTCGCTGTCATTCAAAATCTCCTCTTTCAATAACTCCGCAGAGCATGGTTTTCAATTCAACGAAGGCGAGTTTACTCGGCTGCAATATCTTTGTCAAACGCTTTTGCACAATCCAGCTATTACTTCCTTCTTTGTAAAGATTACCTTCTCGATCTTGCAATTGATACATATACCGCTGCACTCCTTCCGGGGATGTCACGTGTTTTATGCAAGAAACTACGAAAATTCCCTCTACATCCTTTATAAGGACAAGCTCTTTGTGTTTGTACCATGCCTCCACCATTTCATTTCACCTTTCGCCGACCTTTTATAACAATGTCCCGATTCCGCTTGAAAGAGGAAGCCAAATCTTTAACTACAATAAAGGCATACACTGGGCCAAGAAGGGAGAACAGCATACCACCAACTAAATCACCAGTATAAATATTAGCCCCTTGCATCCAGTTATAAGTTACAGCGAATGCAAAGGAAAGAATACCTATACACCACCATGCTAGAAACATATACACCAAAATCATTTTATTCTCCTCTTAATTTGTAGGTCGCAAATTAGCTGCGAATCCCTTGCGTGAATTTACTCCAGTACAGCTATATTCTCCAGAACCTTTACTTTGTTTTGCAGTTCTAATTCCGTATTTACCGTCAAAGTTATCTTTTACGTATTGTACTGCAACAAGCCTGTCTCTGCAATGGATATATAGTAAGTCTCCACTAGCTATGCGTATGTAATACTTTGACGGGTGTTTAAAGTCTTCTTGTAAACTTTCTTCATATAGAACTAAAGTTGTCTTCACTTTACTGCTCATAGGTATCCTTATTCAGAAAGGGCTTACTTTCCCTATAACATGCATCGTCAGATTATCTTTACAAGCCACCCCTTCTTCGATTGTATATCGATAGTGCTGTTCGCCATTCTTTAGGTACACATAATTATTTACACGAATGGCTAGCTCAGCTTGCACTATTTTATAGAAGTCATTGCCGTCTCGTAGGTGAGCAGATAGGAGAAGGGCGTCTGGATGCATTGCCATTCGGGACATTTTATGGGCATTTATAAGTTTCTTTTGCATTAGAAAGTCTCCTATTGAATTTGTACAGGAATCTCAATACCACGTTCATTGCAATGTTTAATGAGCTTAGTTCTGAGAGAATATTTAACAGGTTGATTGTACATAAGATCATTAAGTACAGCTTGTAGAATAGTGTCACGCTCATTTACTATTTTACTGTACTTCTCTTTCCAAACGTCTGACTTTGACATAATTCCTCCTTTAGGTTTGAGGTGTAATCATACAAGCTACACCTCTTGTTTGCAAGCTTTATTTTGTGGCTGATTTAAAACAAGCTCCTACAACACCCAGGCACAGGTAAGCAAGAGCAGCTTGCCAGAACGTAATCACTTTAACGGTGAAGAGTGGAACAGCTACGATATTCCACGCCAACATAATTACGAATGGTGGCACTGATAACACACCAAGAATCAACACAATTGCAAGTATTACAGCAAACAAATCTTTCATTCATCTTCTCCTTCATTAAATTTCTTTTTAATCTCTTCCGCTTCTTTCATAGACTTTGTTAGTTTTGCCGATGGTTTCTTAGGTTTATCCTTTTCAGCTAGCTTCTTATCTACGATTTCTGAAATGATTTCTTCTAGGGAGATATTTTCGTCTAGTTCTTCGTCGTTGTCAGGGATGCATTCTTCACAATTGCAAGATTTACTATTACGGTACTCTGTTAGATTATCGAGACGCCCTTCAAGGTCTTCAGCATCAAAGTACAAAGGAGTTCCTTTAATCAAGTCCTGAATTTCATCAGGACTCATAAATCCTGAATAGACACTCTCAAATAAACTACGAAGCTGTTTCCGTGCGAAATTAGCGTGTTCAAAAATATCAGTATCTTTTGCTAACATCCCGTAAGTTGAAGTATGGCACATAAGGGAGCTTGTTTCATCTAAAATCCATTCTTTTGCGGAGAGGGCAATTATTGAACCAGCGGACGCGCAAGAAGGCCCGATTATTGCTACAGTGTGTGCCGCTGTGCACCGCAACGCACGATTAAACAGGGCGGCCGTGTCTCCAGACCCCCCATGTGTGCATATGTTTAATACAATTGTGTCTAGCTCTGTTGCTGAGTCAATAAGATTAAGCTCTTCTGTCCATTCTGTAGGCTCCCCAATATCCTCCATAATCTCTATGACATGTGTGTGAGCCACTTGAGAATTAGTAGAAATCCGGGATGGACGTTGAATTAGTGGAAATACATTATTTTCGTTCAAATTATTACTCCTTCTCTTTAGCTTTTACCATAGCTTTGCAAAGTCCACTGCGAACAATGTCATCACTGGTTGCTTTAATTACTTTTATGTAGCTTTGAAGTTCTACGTTTTTATCTACAAATTTACATAGCCAATCAATTCCATTTGTACCTTTAATATCTGACTGATTTGGGTCTCCGATGAGGATTAGTTTCGCCCCTTCTTCAACCCTAGTAAGCATAGTGTAAAGCTCTTCAGGATGCATGCTTTGAACTTCATCAATAACCATAATACCTGAAACACTACGGCCACGAGCGTATTCAGGAGCAAGTAATTCTATTGTGCCATCATGGAGACAATTTTCATAATAGCTTTTACCATATCGATTCCAAAGAACTTCAAGCAGTGGCATCAGGTAAGGTTCAAACTTCTGTTGCAGGGTAGAGGGAAGCATACCAAGACTTCGCCCCATTGGGATAACTGCACGACTAAGAGTGATTTTATCGTAATATCCTTTCTTCAACCAATCAGAAGCTTCACACATAGTCAAATAGCTTTTACCACACCCAGCAGGCGCAGAGAAGGCCACAACATCATATTCTCGTAGTGCAGCAAGGAATTCCTTTTGGATGGTTGTTTTAGCTTGCACAGGAGGTCGAACCTCTCCCGCAAACTTCTCATTAACTACACGACCTTTCTCTTCTTTCTTGGTCCACCGCTCTTCAACTGTTTGTTTAGCAGAACGCTTAGTCATTATAGGATTCCTTCTTCAATTGATATTAATTCTGTTATTCGTTAGATTTAATCAAGCCTACCAATGCGGCCATTTCAAGTACATTTTCCATGAAACTGGAATCTATTATACTTCCCTTTTCCTTAGCTTCCTCAAAAGCTCCTCTAAAAGCTAGACGTAGTAAACTTTCTGCAGCCTCGTCTTGTGTCATTTATCTCTCCTCAATTAGCCATCTTGTTATTACAATCTAACACTACAACACTTAACATATTTGCTAGCTCTGGCACAATACTCTGTGTTGCTATGTTGCTAGCCTCAATATACCTTTTATATGCTTCTGTTGTCAAAAATACTTCTACCAAGGCTACCTCCATTTCTGTTACGTTATTGTAAAACTCTTCATTAAACTTAGCAGCTACTTCAGTGAAGTCTAGTTTGTATATTTGCTCTTCGTAAAATGATTCCTTTCCGTATAGATTCTCACAGAGTTGGTTCAGCATTTGTTTAAAGGAGTTGTTTGTGTTAGTCATAAGAGGCTCCCTTACGAGAGCCGTTGACGAATTTGATCAAGAGTAGTTCGTTTCATGAACTGCCCATCTTTGAAGATTGTTTTCAGACGATTCTGTTCGTCTGCTTCCTCTTCTTCGCTAACGTTATCATAGAGTGAAATCCCACCATCGGTGTTATAGCCTACGAACAGCAAACCTTTCGCACTCTTCTTCCCGCTATCTGTCTTCGGGTCTTTGAATATGTTCACAGGAATACCATTCACAACACTGTAAGTGGCCTTAACAGCAAATCCGAATGTATCACGAGTATTGCATTGATATGTGTAGCTGCCAACACCAAAAACTACGTTACCAGATGCAAAACCCTTATCAACCAAACGACGGAGAATTTCTTCAGCACGTTTAGTAGTAATACTGTCACCATAGATTAGACCAATGTGGCTGTCCAACATCTTGTAACCTTTGTCTGTAATAGTACCACCAAAGGTTTCCCACAGCACTTCAATTGCACCTTTGTATTCAGGGCTACCAACTTCAGCTTCTTCATCCCCACAAACAACCTTCACAGGATCACCAGAGTCTGGACGGATCACCAGCTTACCGGGGGTCAAGCCTTGAGACCCTCGTGATAGGATAGTATTCTTCAGGGCAGGAAGAATATCTGTTAGAACACTCCAAAAATCAAAGCTATCTGCAACATAGCTCACAATCCCTGTTGGATGTTTACGAGTGATCAAATCTTTCATAAAGATAAGTTCAGCATCCAAACGAGTATTGTGGTCGTGATTCAAACCTTGCTCAATACTCAAAATGTTGTTCGTTGCAACAGCATGCTCGGTAGCCACAACACTGATAGCAATCAAGCCATCTGGATCGGCATTGTAGTAATCCTCAGCATAATCCATCGCTGGTAGGGTGTCAGTGCCAATAAAGCTTGTAAGATGGGCAAAGCCAGCACGAGCAGCATCTTCTGGGCCAGACATACCACGCATCGAGAAATCGTGGCATTGAATCGAGACAGTGAAGTCATCGGTGTCAGTGATTTCTGCGTAATGCTTGCAGATTGCTTTGTATTCCGCAGCAATGGTTGCGTTGGTTGCAGTTTTCCAAGTGAGGTCACTCAGAACAGTTTCCAGATAGTTCACCAGCCAGAAGAACGGAGGCAAGGTATTGGTGATGGTGAGCACAGGAACACCCATCTTCACTTTAGTGCCTTCTTCCAGAGCTTTGATGTGCAGGGGTAGAAAACCCAAATCATGCAGCTCAGCGAGCTGGTCTTCTGCTTTTACTTTACCACCAAGATACACCGACATACGGCGAGCAAACTTACCGATGGCTTTCTCTTTCGGTACACCAAAGAAGCTATCTTGCCACATCTCTTGAATCTCTTGCACCGCACCCTGAGCGCCTACGAAGACAAGCATGCCGTCATAAAACTTGGTGCAGTTACGCAGATAAATCTTGTCTGAACGTGGGGTGAGGTTGGAGTACACTTGAGTAGTGTCATCTGCGTACAGAGGACCATGACCTACTTTATACCCATCTGTTACAGTTGCTGCATATAGTTTCATTCTTCTCTCCTTAAATTTCAAGCCAAGTGATTTTTTCGTGTTTCAATTCTTCAGGAACAATACCATGAAATGAGTTTGTAGTATAAATGTGTTCGTAAGAATCTGTCAACTCTTTTACTCCTTTACTAAATATGCCATGAGTGACAAATAATTCTAGTTTTTCATAACCCTTTAAACACTTAGCCAGCTCTATAAATGTTTTACCGCCATCGAGTATATCGTCCACGACAAGTAGTTTCAAATTCTTTACGTCTGTATTTGCAGATATGTTTTTAATTTCTCCCGTGCTTATATCTCGTATTTTGTTTGCTGTTATGACACCTTTTGCTTGTTTCTGCTGCGCCCATTTGTGAGCTTTCTTATAAGCTCCTGCATCTGGGGCTACGATATAGTAATCATTCAAATTCTTTTTTAAAACTTCATAGCTTTCTTTTACTTTACAATTCCTAATCAAAGCTGGCGTAACATCACTATGCGGATCAACAATATTTACCTCCTTCCAATTACAAGAGTTGATTAAATTGGCTAGAACAGAAATACTAAGACTCTCCCCCTCATTACAAACTCTATCCTGACGGGCATAGGGTACATACGCGAGATTCAAATTCTTCTTTGCGTTATTATACTGTCTATCGACAGCATCACTAGCCATGAGAAGCGACATAACATCATCACTGTTTTTTAAATGTGCAAAAACATTAACAACAGCTACGTTTGAAGCATTACTGTTGCTCTGGAGTTGTATACCAACTTCACCACCTGGGAATACAAATTGTTTTATAGTTTGTCCTACACAACCAATTTGAAGTTTAATCATTTCACCCTCCTTATGAGTTATCCTGTTTCTGTAGAATTCTATTAGTAAGAATATCGCGACTACGATTAAATTCTACCCCTAGTTTCTTCGCAACTTCTTTCACTTCTTCCCAAGATAATTCCTCAAGTTGCTCTTTAGTGTAAGTAGGCATCTCAATATACATCCTAATTCGCTTACTTCCCTGATTGTACCACAGAATAGATTCCTCATCAAGAGAATAACCCTGTAGCACTGCATTCTGTACAGCCAATACAGCTGTCATAGCATCATGCTCATAAATCACTACATCTGCAATTTCAAGCTTTGTAATTTCAGGAGCTTCTTTCTTGTAGAGGTTGATGTCATAAATATGAGCACAAGAGATATAGCCTGCATTGCTAGCTTCAGCGTAATACCCATATTGAATAGCTTTAATAACTTCCTTTAGGAAAGTTACGATGTTCGTATCAAAAATCGTCTTTTGCATTTATTCTTCTTCCTTCTGATTTAAAATTTGTTTGGGATGTTGTCAAGCTAAAGCTCATAAACTGTTACGTCTAATGAGTAGAGCTTACGCTGAATAAGTTCTTCAACTATGATCCAATCACCTCCACCAAGACCACAACCAAGCTTAGGAAGACCTATCTTTGCATTAGGTTTATATTTACGCAACTTGTCGCCAACTGCTTCAAGGGAGGCTGCCAAGGCACAGTAATCGGTGTTTATCTTACCACCTTCTTGTTTCCAGAACCCATATTGCCCATAGAGATTCACAACAGAGCACACGGGATTTTCATGACTGACTGTATAGGTGCCTAGCTTCCCTTCATCGCCTTTCTCTGTGGACTGGTCTATAGCGTAAGCACCGGGGAAAGCTTTTGCAATCTTGGGGGCAATCCCACTACCCATAGTATTGAAGCAGTTACACTGATGCATGATAACATCAACTTCACCTGATAGGGCAGCTTTAATCAAATCCCCCTTCTTGTATTTTATCACTCCTTAAACTCCTCGTTCATTTCATCAAGCCAGGGCATCAGCTCTGACGGTGTTCCTAGTTTAACAGCTTTATCTTGGAAATCAACAGAGAGTGTCATACATAAATTGTAAGGGCGATACAGCCAAGAGAAATATTCTTTGTCTAGCATATTTCCAAGGAAGTCTCCGATGTAGTAGAACATCCAAGACAGGTTTTTGTATAGGATGATTTTCATTCAATTATCTCCACAGTGATTCCTAGCTTAGTGCATTCTGCTTCAAGTTGATCAAAATTCATGTTGTAGTATGGACTAGCTTCTTGTGTATGGCGATCATCAAGATCAACTCCTGTTACTACAAATAGAATAGTTTGATAAATGTCAGTCCAAGAACTAAGACTCCGATAAATCTCTTCGTGTGATATGCAATTATAGCTATCATACAGACAGCTTTCACAACAATCACACGGAGGATTATCCCACCAACTGACATCTTTAAATGTAAAATGTTTATTCATTTTCTAAGCTCCTTTATCGTTTCTTCTACTTTAACAGAGTGGATGTATCTCTGTAAAGCTAATTTAATTTCATGTTCTTCTATAGGGCGTGATAGGGATTGCTTTATGTGGTTTAAGTACCCTACCCAGCTATTTAGAGGGTAAATGGGTTCTTTCACAGATAGCACTCGGAGTAAAGAACACCTTCTTGAAAGACTTGCTTGATCTGTCCTGCTGCCTTAGCAACAACCCAAGCTTCCTTGCGAGTCATGAACACACCGTATTGATCTACAAAGCCTTGATGGCCATTCTTCATTTCACCTTCAGGGTCTATCCCGAGATTTTCAATAGTCATTTGCATAATAGGGCAGAAGTGCCGATTACCTACAATCAGATGACCATCAACAATACAAGCTGCCATACTAACTACTCGTTGCACATTATAACGCTCCCACGCAGGGATTCCATCATCAAATACCCAAGCCATGTGCTGGCTGTAGTGCTCAGATGCGTTTGTTATCTCTTTCATCCTCTTCTCTCCTTTTGTTAAGTCATGTACAAACAGTATACTATGGAAAAACGGTGTTGTCAAGAGGATTTACATAACGCTCAAGCAAAGCTTTTGATACCCTTGAGTCACTCTGCTCTTCAGCCAGCATTTTAACAAGCTCGCGTTTACGTGTCAACCAGACTTGATGTGCTTCATCAGGACGTGCAAAGTAGCCAAGATGTTCTTGCTTTCTAGTGAAGGGATTACAACACGAGGCCTTGAATTTCTGCATTGCCTTGTTCCAACTCACCCCAGTTGGCCAATTACCTCTACCCGGTGCTCTGTCTATGACAAACGAGTTGACTTGTTGACTAACAAACACACAAGTCTCTGGGCCATATTCCTTATTCCCAGGAAACAGTATGTCCTTGTCCAATTGTTTGTCTTCCCAATCTTGTTTTTCCATCCAAACTTTAAAATTAGAAAAAGTTAACCAGTCTTCGCATACAGTGCAACCTATATAAGTGGGGGATCTTTCTTGGTACTTCTTGCTATAACAACGCTCTAGCATACTCACCCACTTCTGGTAGAAGTGACATCTCCATATTGACCGCTGCCTGCGTTCACCCTCAACATAACCTATTGTTTCTTTTACTTGCACAACATAATTAGCATCGTTAATACCAAACCCATATAACAATTTCATTTCTCTCAACCCCTCCCCGTTCAATTAAATTTCACCCCACGTTTAGGTTAAAGGGACAGTGAACAGATTGTCGCATGTGTTTGGTAGGATGTCAACTAGATGTTGAAAATTTATTTAGATTTGTTTGGCATAAAGTGGTTGACAGGATGGATTTTAGGGGTTAGACTTAGTGAATGAATTAAGAGAAATAAAGGCGGAGATAAGAGCTACTTAATTTATCCCATATGTATAGGACATTTGAGGTCATATGTATAGGATAAAATGTCTCATTATATAGAATGATTAAAATAGAAAGAAAATATAGATTTTAAAAGCTTTATAGGATAAAATGACCCACACTAGACAAACAGCCCTTTAGGGCGTAGATTTGCGGTATCCAGCAAGATTTTGATTTTACTGAGTGCAAAGGCTTTTGTTCTTTTATCATTTGTTGGTGCAAGAACGAAGTGAAGAAGAAAGAACCGTGTATGGGACAAATTGACCTATACCTATGAGATAAATTAAGTAGGAGTGACAAAATGAGTTTGATTATCCCTCGACCACTGCTTTCTTGGATTGATGAGAATCGTGGTGAGATGAGCCGACAATCTTTTATCCTGAAGTGCATGTTCAAGTTAAAGGAGATTCAAGATATGAATAAATAACAAACAGATACATAAAAACTCTAGATTCAAAAACACTTAAATAACTAAGGTACAAAATGTGAACATAGACGAATTCTATAAATTACCCAAAAGCCTAGCAATGGCAGATGGGTATATCAGCAGGACAACAGGCGAAGCTATAAAGCTTACTGCAAGCGGTAAGATTATTTATGCCTACATGCTCAGTAAGAATGAGTTTTTTACTGAAACCTTAAAAGGTCAACATTATGAAGCTCAAGCGACAATAGCTCAATGTTGTGGTGTAGAGTATAAAGCAGCTGGGACAATCCTAAGATCGTTTCTAGATCATGGTGTTTTGGAAGGTAAGAAGCTAAAACCTGACACTGGACAGTGGAGATGGTTTTATTATAAAGTACATTCTGATTTGGTGCTGTGGGAAGGTAGTGTTACAGACTTCAAATTGATTGAGGAAGAAAAGCCTAAATACGTGGAGAAAGTAGTAGTTAAGCCTGTACAAGTGCCAAAGGCACACACTTACCAGCCAGTTGATGACTGGGATGATTCTCAGCTACCTTTTTAGGATGAATATGAAAATTAGTAAAGATTTTATGGACCCAACTAAACGAAAAATAAAACGTCCTGACCGCAGGACAACCGAAGAAGAAAGGATTAAAATGCAAACACCTGTTTCTCCAGAACACCAGAATATATACTATGTATATGTTTGTCACGTTGATGGTGTACTAAGATATATTGGGATGGGTAAAGGTAGCAGATTCAGTCATTGTGTAAGTGGTAAAAGTTCTTGCTCACAATTGAACAAAGATTTTCATGACGGTAAAGAGTTAGTCGTGACGAAGGTAGCTGAGAAACTGACCCGTGCAGATGCACAAGCAATCGAAACAGATATGATATGGGAGGAGAAAGATAATGGCATTTACAATAAGCAACTTTATCCAAGTGCAGCTTCCCAACCAATAATTTCAAAAATAAAAGGTATTGTGATAGATCAAGAGGCAAGTCATGTGGACTTCTACAAACAGCTTGCTAAAGTTTCCCCGGATATAGATGAGTATTCATATGAGAATTTAGCCCATTGGCTGCATAAGTGTGGACTGACAATACATTTAGCATCAATAGGGAGTAATAAAGCCTTGGTCTTAGATAAAAGATACTCTGATGCGTTCTCCTATCTGCATGCTGGATGTCCTAACTTCCCAAACTGTAGTGTTGTGGGGTCTTGCGGAAGATGAAGCGCCTTAAAGAGTCAGCTGAACAGGATTTGTATGAAGCAATGATTAATGCTTGGAAGACGGTGTTGGGCGATACAACATTCTGTAAGGTGGATAAGAAATGAAAACAGTATTTGTTGTGATGAAAGAGTATTATGGGGATGTCTGTATTCATGAGATATTCCAAAACAAGTACTTGGCAGAATTGTATAAAGGTAACATGACAAAGAATTGCTTTGACCCCTTGCACACGTATTATTGGGTAGATGAGTGGGAAGTTAAATGAAACTTCCTGACTTACACGAAGACAGACAATGCGCTGAGAAACAATGGAGAGCAGCCCGTACTTTAATATACAGTCAAGAACAGCAGCTTTCCCACTCCCGTAAGCGGATTCAAGAGTTAGAGAAAGAACTGGCCTTGATTGACAAAACAGAAATTGATGCCCTATATTCAACCATAGAAAGACTAACTAATGAGCTAGAGGTAAGGTAGGATGTTCCACGAAGGCTATATTTGCGGGTACAAGGTCGTCTATGAGCAGTCATTATGCATGTGGGATGATGGCTACGCAGGTGAGACCATATACGCTATTAAGAAGTGCCTGATGGTCCTTCCCCCTGACATTACAGAGGAGGAATTCCTACGAGGAATGATGTGGTTGACAAGGGGTAAAGTAAACCCCACAATTATTAAGGAAGTTTATAATGAAATGCATCTCTGACAGCACAAACACATGGTGGTACGGATTCAAGGAAGCCGAGCAAATATTCATGGAAGGTTATGTACCCGACTACAATGATTTTACAAGTAATTATGTGTGGTTTGTAAAAGGTGCATGCCAGCTAGGAGTCCCTCTTAAATACAGCGAAAGGGTTGGAGGGGTTTTGGATTATATAAGCTACCGTGAAGATGTACTGAGAAAATTAAAATAAGGAACAAATATGAGTAGATGTTATGCATGCAATACCCCAATGACAATGATGGATATTAAGTTTGAACAAGCCCCAGGTATTGAGGAGGATTTGTGTAAAACTTGTAGAAATGTTGGTATGAATCCAGAGGCTTGTGATTCTAGGTCATATCAGATGGAACAATATTCTGATCCTTTTTACGTCCCAGAAAAATATTCTGAATAAGTATTTGCTATATTGTAACATTTTTGGTATAATACTATTATAGATCACCGCCACAGATTGGCGTCAGAATTTTGGAAACAATAAATGACTACTAAAAAAGATTTAAGTGCCTCGGGGCATCCCAAAGGCGGAAGACCAAAAGGCTCAGTAAGTAAAGCATCTGCTCGTCAGCAGAAGCTAAAATCAGCACTATTGCGCTATATTGAACCACATGTAGTTGAAGCAATTGATGTGATTGCTGAAATTATGCGTGATAAAGAAGCTGCTGCTAACACTCGACTACAAGCTGCTAAGTATTTCCCAGACAAAACAGCCGAGCTTGTTAACGAAACACTAAAAGTAGAGAAAGAAAGTCAGACTCGTGCAGACGAAGACGAACCAGAACAATCAACTGGTGCTGTTCTTCGTCTCACTGTAGATAATTCTTCTAAGAAATAATTGAAATAAATTTCAAATTAGGGCTTGCATTCTAGACTTTCGGTGTTATAATCTCTAATGCAAGTACAAAACATTAGGAGAAGATATGAAATACTACGACGCAACAAAAGAGTTCACTCCATTCGATGTTAGCAAAGCTACAGGACAACATCCACGTCCTCGTACTGGAGCTACTAAGAAGAAACGAGCTAAAGAAGATCGGAAAAACAAATAGAGCATCTGACCAGAAACCTAGCAATAGGTGATGCACTCTCCTCTAACAAGGCTGTAGCCAGTGTGCACGTAAGAGTTAATTCTGATAAATCTTAAGCTAGGTTAGAAACTAGCCGTAGTGGTTCCTCGTTATCGTAACCAAAATGTGGTGAGGCAGAGATAATCTTAGTCTCTGAGAGTAAATTGGGCAGGAAGTGTGGCTGCAATTTCAACTATTTATTTTGCCGGAGTACGCTAGTAGTTAAGTGGATAACCTTGTAAGTTATAAGCCGTGAGTGCAAATCTCACCTTCCGGCACCATACAGAAGTAGACGTGATATCCTCTACAAAGCCTTCGGAACAAAACAAGCCTCTTAACAATGCTCAAATTCGTTTTTACGGAGCACCATCTTTAAGAACACATCCCACACCAAGCAATCAGAGCTGAAATGTCGTGTGTTCTATTCAAATAGCTAATGTTTAACAAACATTACATCCAAAGCTCTATGTCTAGTTTATCAGACATTACAATAAGAAATCCTAGAGGATGCCTATGTGCAAGTAATTAGTATACCTAGTCCTTTTACTTACAGTAACCTCTATGTTCTTTCTGGCTATCCACAGGGAACCAGCCTGTTAGTAACAAGTAATAGTTCTTCCCCTGCCTTCTTAATACAAGCTTCTTTACCCCCTCTTGCTGAATCTGATCAATTTCCTTTAATCGCTGGCAAGACTATTCTAATTACAGGTAGTGATGTCCCTATTTGGATTAGGGGTGGTACTGGTCCTATTGTTGTTCAATCTACAACAGAGACAATCACCCCATTTACTAGTGTTGATTTTCCTCACGATGTTTATACAAACAACGTAGAGGACCAACGTAGGTATAAGGTAAGCTCTGAGCCATCTATCGGCGCAGCAGTGTTCAATGGCTTTGCTTATACGATAAGCGGAACGTTCTCTGTTGATGCTGGAGATTACCTAGCCCTAAATCTAAGCCCAGCCTCAGACATTATAGTACACAAGGTTGTGACAAATGCAGGATTTCCTATAGAAGTTTATGATGCACTTGCTACAGGTGTAGCTGATGGCATCTTTACTTCTGCCAATATGAATCTACTGTCAGTAGATTCTTCCCCAACACAGGGTCAATTATTTTCAGATGCTGTTCCTGTTGGTAAGTTAATATCGGCAGGTGTTGGTGTTTTAGAGCCATATGTAGTTGCAGGCTTTAATAAAAAACCGGCCATTCTAGTAAAGAACACTTCAGCAGTAACTACTGTTATGAGATTAACGGTGACGTTTGAGGAAATTGGTCCAAGGGCATCTTCTTTCGGATTAACAGCATCTACAGAACTATTCGCTACTACGGAGATGAGTACCTTTGGCTAAACAGACAGTTCCAAACAGTGGACTATGGTCCTCTATTGCAGCTCTTCATAATTCAAATTACACAGAATTGTACGATAAGGTACAAGCTGGTGTATATGATTATAATGACTTGGCTACAACAACTACACCTATCAGCCTTCCAACCCCCGGCACATTTGTTAATCTTACAAATGATGCTGCTGGTTCTTTTACTAATACCACTTATTCACTTCCCGGCGTTCCCAATCTTTGGTTTACCGGCACACAGCGTTTTAACTGGACATCCCTTGCTCTGGGTGATACTGTAGATATACGTCTTGATCTGGTTCTTACCAGCACAACAGCAAACCAAGCTTTTGATATTGCTCTATTCTTGGCTGCTGGAACAGGCGGTGAGTATCAAATACCATGGGCCGTAGAGAAAGTATTCAAGGCTTCTGGTACAAGACGATTCATAGAATTTAATAGCATCTATATGGGCGACACAAACACCTATAATAATCCAGCCCTGTTTAAGATAAAATCTGATGCAGCAGCTACTGTAGTAGTTAATGGTTGGTATGTACGCGCTAACAAGCGCGTAGCTTAGTACACAAGTAAAACGCTAGACCAAGGCTAGCTAATAAGTAGACAGGAAAGTCTACCTGTCTTAAAGCAACCTTGAAAAAGACACCTCATAACAATTAAAAATAAAGGTGTTCCATGGCAACGACCATACCTGACATTACAGTACAAAACACAGCATATACTAACGTCTACACAGCAACGGGGATTGCAGTAGGAACATCGGTAGTTTTGCAAAACAAAGGTAACTTTTCAGTCTTTCTCCAAACTACAGCCACCCTACCTTCTGCCACAAGTGAGGATGGTGTGGTTGTTTCTCCTTTAGAAATACTTACAGTTGACGCTGGTGAAGCAGGCTTGTTTGCAAGAGCTGCTGCTTTTAGCTGCAAACTAAGTGTTCAGACAGCTTAAGGAGAAAGAGACATGGCAATTCATTATGGTGGCGGTGGTTCTGGTGGGTCAGGAATATCTCCCAGCGATAAATATTTAGTCGGAGATGCTCTAACAGACGGTTCTATCCGTATTACAGCTCATGAAGATAAATTTAAAGTACAGAAAAGAGTTGATGGTGTTTGGGTTTCACTCATAACATCTGATGTTGACCAAACTCTAGTTTCTGAATCTGTCATGACTGGTGTTGGCAGTTTGCACTTAGGTGCAATACACAGCATTGGTAGTGCTGGTGAAAATGTAATCCTCAAGAATGAAGAAACAGGTGTCAATTGGTTCCCTGTGTGGCAAGGTGTTAGCACAGATGGCGTTACAGTAGTACAACCAGCTTCTAGAATATACCAAGCCAAAATAGCATCACAACCAGTAGGAGCTACAGCAGCCTCAAGTGGTCAGATTGATTATTCATTCCAAACAACTTTTGCTTCAAACACTTCTGTATTTGGTGTGAAGATTGTATCTGCTGAAACTTATACAGGTAAAGCTCGCTGGGTTGCATCATATACAGACGGTAAAGAAATTAGCTCTTTTACTTTCGATGTAAACTGTATTCCTGGGGATATTATCGATGTTCCTTTCAAGTACCCTCTTGATGCAAGAACTGGTGCAGTAGTTAATGTAAAGATTACAAAAGAAGATGCTTCTTTCTTTAAAGTAAGAGCTTCATCTTCACAGCCTACACAACCTTGGCGTGAACTTACTGTTAGAGTTTTCTCTGATAGTAATGTCCCTGTTGATTACAACACTTCCTACGAATACCCCGCTGGAGCTAAGTCAGTTTGGTTTGGTATTAACGTAATAGCTAATGGTGCTATCCCAGCAGGTACAGCCTTTGCTTGGGGTACAACAGGGGCTACTTGGAAGCCTGAGCCAACAGGGCCGCTAAATTTCCGTGGTGTATATGCTAACAGCACTGCATATGCTGTTAACGATTTGGTTGCAATTGGCTCTGCTAATATTGGGCTGTATATTTGTGAAACAGCCCATACATCAGCCGCATCCAGTGGTGGTCCTGTAGGTACAGATGCATCGAGTTGGACACAGAGGCTTTATGGTGGAGCCAGTCTTTCAGCATTCAATGCAGCTACAGCTACAACAGCCGGACGTTCTGGGGCTGTTCCTAAACCAGCCATAGGTGATAACACCGCTGTCTTACGTGGTAGTGGTGCATGGGGTGCCCCTGCGTCGGATTGGGTACAGGCTGATGCATACTACAGTGGAGCACTCGTGCGTAACCCTCTGTACGGTCGTGGGTTGTTCATAGCGAACAGTGCTATTCCTGCTGGTACTGCGTTCTCCCATGGTGCTACCGGCGCTACCTGGCGCTCCCTCGGCTCGCATGGCTCGGCAGTAGCAAGCACCTTCGAGACCGACTCCCGCCGTATGACCATGAATGGTGCTACGGTAGTGACATCTGCCCCGATAACTCTGGGTGGGTTCCTGTTCCGCATCGAAGGTGCTGAAAGTAGCGTAGTGCTGCAAGTGTCCCGAGCGACAGCAGGTAGTCCAACACAACTGTATGCAGATGCTATCAAGATTAACGGCTCTGGGTTAATCACAGGAACAACTACTCTGAACATCGAGAGCATCGGTACAGGTGGTACATACGTGAACGCAGCGTCTGCTCCGTTCAACATAACAGGCTCGTATGAGCGTTTGTCGTTTGAGTTCAGCATCCGTAACACTGAAAACAGCCGTTGGAGTATTACCGTGCAGCGCAATGGTAACAATGGTGCGTTCTTAACTGGTCTGTACTGGGGCGATATAAGAGCTAACTCCTAACAACAGTATAAATCGAGGACTTGGGACTTTTCCTGCCAAGTGTTTTTCTTTGGAAAGTTCTTCCCTCAAGCGTAGCTGTAACGCTGTGACAGGAATGTCACGTCTCCTCCTTCTTGCGTCTGCCAGGAATACAGCAGCAGGCATCTATTATTAATTAGCTTATCAAAAGCTTTATTTGTTTACTTACAAGGGAGCATTAGAGCTTTTTAGTAAACTATTTATAACTTTTATCTATATAAACACTTGACAGTGGGAAGTTCCGTGGTATAATTTGTTTATTGAGTTGAGAGAGTATTCTAGAAAGTTGGCCGAAAGGCAAATTATGCACATGAAAAGCTTTTGCAAGAGCTTCACATTGCTTACTCAGTGTGATAGTGTGCACCTTTATACCCGAAAGGGTTTCCCCTAGTGAGAGGATGTAAAATGAAAGAAATAGATATAGAAGAAATGATTGCAAATTCAAGAAAACTCATTGTTTCTTTGGTGCAACCGAACGGTGAAGAAGAAACATATTGTTATTTGGTTGATACTCCTGGTTTCTGTACCAAGATTATTGGAGAGTCTGAAGAACTTGTTGATTTTGATTTCATCCCCGAATGGGTCACTGAAGCTGTAATTGCAATTATTAAATAATATAAAGCATAGGAGAATTTCTATGAATCAGAAATATGAAGCTGGACAATTGTTCGAAACTAATACAAGTGGTACTCTTGAGTTAATTGAAAGAGTTGATGGTAAGAAATTCAAAGTCAAATTTCTTGAAACAGGGCATGAAGCGGTAGCTTATATAGATAATATTGTGGCTGGTAAAGTCCTCGATCCAATTTATAAGAAAAAGAAACTTGGAGAATGGAAGCCATATCATGCAGAATATGAAAGTAATGCAGGCCACAAGCTAGTTGCATTTGCCAAGCGTGGCGGTAAAGTTAAAGTCAGATTTGTTAATACTGGATATGAAACTGAAGCCTATATTGAGAATATTAAGAAAGGTAAAATTCGTGATCCATACGAACGTAGTTTTCTTAATATCGGATACCTAGGAGAATTTGATAAAGTTTCTTACTGGAAACCTGCCAAACAACTTTGGTCAAATATGATGAAGCGTTGTTATAATCCTAAAGATTATATGGGTTATTACGGTGAAGCATTTGTGGCTGAAAACTGGCATTGTTTTGCAAGTTTCCTCATTGATCTACCAGCCCTTGAAAACTTTGAAAAGTGGTTGGAAGGTAAAAATGGCGGTCCATTATACAACTTAGATAAAGACCTAAAAACCAGTGGAAACAAAACATACTCTAAAGAAATGTGCTCTTTTGTCACAGAATATGAGAACAAATCAGCTGGGGCAGTTAATGCCAGAGCATTAGATAAGATCAACGGGAGATACAAATGAGCGAGTATTCGTTTTCACCCGCATCCCTCAAACAAGAATGGTTCTTATCTAGTGATGCAGATATAATTGTATATGGTGGTGAACTTGCGCCTCCATTCAAAACTCTTTTAAACGGGGAAAGCTAAGGGCAACGTCTATGCCAATCCCGTGCCAATGTTTAAAGACAGTGCGTAGAGGCCATCGAAAACACATCATAAGATGGAAGTGAGTAGAGTAAGAATCAAGCGATTCTGAAACAGAGAGAATTCTTAGGAATTAAGAGCTGGTCCGACACCACACCGAAAGGGTGGAGAAGTTTAGCGAACTTCATAACTTAAAGGCAATGGGTGGCGGTAAATCTTACTGCGGCCTGCTCCGACATCTACGATGGATTAATGACCCTCATTACAGGGGGTATGTTGTTCGTAAGCAACAAACTAGCATTATGGTTGCTGGTGGTCTTTTTGATGAGGCATACGGACTATATAGAGCATTTGATCCAAAAGTAAAACCAAATAAAAAAGCAATGACTTTCACATTCTCATCTGGCGCTATTGTAGCCATGGGACACTGTGAAACAAATGAAGACGCCGAGAAGTGGAGGGGAAGACAGGTATCGGCTTGTATGATAGACGAAGCTACCCAGCTCATAGAAGACCATGTTTTGGTTATTCTGTCACGTCTGCGTTCTAAAGCAAAGATGAAACCCAACCTCTTTCTAACTTGCAACCCATCCCCGGATAGTTTCATTCGTAAGTGGATTGACTGGTGGATAATTCCCAAAGGGGAGGAAAATGCCGGCCGATCTAATCCTGAAAGGGATGGTAAAATTCGTTGGTTTATTCGTCAAAATAATGAAATGATTTGGGCTGATAGTAGACAAGAACTTCTTGATACTTATGGTAGTCATGTACTCCCCCTTTCCTTGCAATTTATTTCAGCAACAATCTACGACAATCCACCACTAATTAAATCCAACCCCGGTTATCTTGCAAACTTGCAAGGCCTTAAGCGCGTAAAACAAGAACGCGATCTTTGGGGTAATTGGGATATAAGAGAGGATACCAGCGGTTATTGGAAAGCTGACTGGCTAGGGGAACCTATAAATCCTTTTGAACAAGAAGTTGTTTCTTATTGCCGCGCATGGGATATAGCTGGTTCTTTACCATCTGAAAGTCTACCAAATCCTGACTGGACTGCTGGAGTTCTTATCTCTAAGACCAAAGGCGGTATTTACATCATTGAGGATGTAGTTAGGTTTAGGGCAAGGTTCGGTGAAGTTCTACAGAAGATTATTGAAACAGCTGCTTCTGACCCTGATGGCACTCAAATTATACTTCCGCAAGAGCCGGGGCAAGCTGGTAAAGCTGCTGGTCAAATGATGATTAAAGAGCTTATTTCTGAAGGATTTTACGCGAGAATGCGCCCTTCGAATAAATCTAAGGTCATAAGATTTCAGCCTTTCGCAGCAGCAACAGAAGCTGGTCTTGTTAGATATGTAACTGGCCCTTGGAACGACGAATACTTCTCGGAGTTGGAGTCTTTTGATGGAAGCCGCAAAAACAAAGACGATTTTTAAACTTGGTTGTCTATAAACTCATTGAACTCGGTGAACCTCTCTAGTAGACAATACCGAGCTAAGCCTGCTATTAAATTAGCATGAAAGCGTAACGACTATCGAAAGCACGTCAAAGACGGAAGCGAGTAGAGTAGCCTCAAGTGAGGCGAAGCGGTGAGCCTCTGAAAAGAGTGAAGATATAGTCTCATCTGCATGGTGACATGCAGCAGTTCCTAAGTGAACGGGCAGTGATTAACGAACACTGTTGAAGATTTTTATGCAAGTGGACGCCACGAGTGATTCATTTATCACTTTAGCCCAAAAAATAAACATCCCCAACTTCCTCCACGGCCTCAAATCCGTAGACCTTTCAACACCTAATCCCTTTAGAAATTAACAGGAGGATTCCTTATTCTCCATTACATTACAAACAAGGAGGCTTGAATGCCAGACGAACAAGCCCCTCTTCAACAAGGGACTGAAGCTAGTATTCCTCGATTAAAACTTGGCCAATCTAGTTACAATGGTCTTTGGACTCTTGGTGGAAGTATCTTTGAAGAGTGTCAGCATGAATTGAGGTGGCCACAAGCCATCAGTACTTATAAGAAAATGGCAAAGGATGCAACTATTGCACCTGCTCTTTCCTTAGTAGAAATGTCTATGGCTCGTGTTCCCTGGACAGTTAAAATTCCAGAAGGTCATGAGGATGCTCTGAAAGATAAGGCTGAATTTCTTCGTCAGTGCATGAATGATATGGACCACACCTGGGGCTCCTTCATTCGCCAAGCTGTTACATTTAATCGTTATGGCTTTGCTGCTCATGAGAAAGTTTATCGCAAACGGTTTAAACGCAATGGCAGTAAATATGATGATGGTCTTGTTGGTCTAGCTGCCCTCCCTATCATTGCTCAAGATACTATCTCTAGTTGGCAATGGGAAGAGAAAGGACGGAAACTAAAAGGACTATTGCAATACATTGTAGAGCCTTCTGGTAAAGACCAACTCATTGTAAATAGTTCCTCAAAAGATGAATTCATTCCTCGTAAGAAGTTTATTCTTTTTAGAAATAATCTTTTAAAAGATAACCCTGAAGGTGAATCTCCTCTTAAGAGTTGCTGGGCTGCTTGGAAATATAAAACATCCCTTGAAGAATTTGAAGCAATGGGTGTCAGTTCAGATTTAAGGGGGCTTAAAGTTCTTTATATTCCTCCTCGGTACATGGCTGCTGATGCTAGTCCTGAAGATGCCCAGGTTTACGCTTACTATAAAGAGATTATGCGCAATCTTCACATGAATGAGCAATCTGGTCTTATTCTTCCTCAAGTATTGGATGATCAAGGTGAGCAATATTTCAAGTTTGATGTAATTAGTATCTCAGGCCAAAAGGCTCACGATGTAGATTCTATCATCCAGAGATACAAGAATGAAATAATTTCTAGCCTTATGGCTTCTCAGTTGATTCTTGGTCAAGGTGGTGGTGGTAGCTTCTCCCTTGCTGAAAGCCTTCAAGGTATTTCAGACATGGCGATTGAGAGTAAGTTGATTGAAATTCGAGATGTGCTGAATCACGATTTTGTAAATCAAATTTTCCAATTAAATGGGTGGGATACAACAGTCACACCATATTTTGATTTTGGGGAAATTAAACAAGTTGATCTGGACGTACTCTCCAAGTATGCACAACGTGTAGCTAGTGTTGGTCTACTTCCCAAGACTCCTGAAGTTGTTAATTATCTTACTGAACAAATGGGCATGACAGCTCAGTTTGAACCAGATGAAGATCAAGAGAAATTTGAAAGTTTATTGACAGGTAATGATTCTCGCGCTGCTGACGGACTAACTACTGCTGGAGAAGGTACGAGCACGAGCCCTGTTGGTAGTGACGATGCTTCGGTGGGTAACACGGAGAATTCCTGATGGCTATAGTTTATTGGATTAGCAGCAACGAAGAAGGAAAAAGATATGAAGAAAAGCTTCGATGATTCTCTTGGCGAATTGATAGAGAAATATTTTGGTGCTAGCGAACAAGAAGCTTTGCCAATTGAACAAATTACCAAATCGGTCAATGAGGAACAGCGCCTAGCCTTGTTTGTAGTATTAGAGCCGCAAGAAGGTGATGAAACTACCGATCTACATGGCGACACTTATACTGCTGAAGAAGTAGAGAAGGCCTGCCATAACTTCGGACAACACTGTATGAAAGCTAATCTATTTCATAAAGTAGAAACCGAAGAAGCTCAGATAGTTGAAAACTACACAGCTCCTGTTGATTTCATGCTTGATGATAAGATTATCAAAAAGGGGACATGGCTTCAAAGTTGGTATTTCCCTGAAACTGAAGTCGGGGAAGTTCTTTGGCAAGCTGTTAAATCTAATGAAATAAATGGAGTTAGCGTGCAATGTCGTGCCAGCCCGGAGAAATTAAATGACTGAAAAAATTAAAGCAAAACGTAAACTTTCAGATTTCAATTTTGATTATGAAGGTGCCGCTGTAGCACTGGTCGGCCCCAGCGTAGGAGGTGCAGCTAATGGTCATACTACATTGCTAACCAAGAGTCTTAAAGATGTAACTGAAGAAGAAGTAAGTAAAGCTTCTGAAGTTCAAGTAACACTGAATATAGTTGATTTCCTTACTCGTTTCTTCAATCTTTGGTATGAAGATGCAATTGTTCTTGCAATGATCTTTGGCTATGAAACAGATGCTTTTGATAGTTCTTCACATATGGATTATATGGATGAATACGAAGAAAACATTAAAGAACGAGCTTCAGCATTCAAGGTAATGAAGTCTGTTGTTCTAGACAAAGATCAAGATGAAATCAAGAAATCTGTTGGCGAATTATCTCCTCAAGACTATTTGAAAATTCTAGAAGTACAACAAATATTTGAAAAGAATTTTGAGAACGCAACTGCGAAAGCAGTTGCTCTCAAGAAGTCCTCTGGCAAACCTGCCGAGGGCGTAACAGTGACCCTAAAAAGTGTCACGCCTTCTCCCTCCGTGGATATTAAAAAAGAAGAGGACTTAATGTCTGAGTTTATTTCTAAGGCTGCACTTGAAGCAGCAATCACTAAAGCCGTAGAGGATGCTCTTGCTCCTGTACAAGAAGAACTAAAGAAAGCTAAAGAGCAAATTGCAGAAGCTGATAAAGCTAAAGCAGAAGCTGTTTCCAAATCCCGCAAAGAAGCTATTGCTGTTGTAGAGAAAGATGTTGCTAAAGCTGAAGAGCTTTTCAAAGCTCTCGAAACTACGCCACAAGAAGCTTTTGACGTTGTTCTGAAATCTCTGAAAGAAAAAGAAGAGAAAGTAGAATCTTCCGATCTTTTTGTTCAAAAGAGCAAAAATACCGAAGTAGATGATGTACAAGAGGAAAGCGCTACTGCTGCAATCCTTAAAGCTAAATACCAAAAACAATAAGATTGGAGAATCTATAAATGGCGACTGTAAAAGTTGACACCCCCCGCGTATCTCACCTAGTTAAACACGAGCACTGGCCAGAAACTGGCTTTTGCCGCCTCGCTGTAACTGTAAACGAAGCTTCTGCTAAAACCTATCAAGTAGGTACTGTCCTCGGTAAAGTAACCGCTGATGGTAAATATAAAATTGCAGTTCAAACTGCTGTTGATGGTTCTCAGACAGCTGCTGCTATTGTCCTAGATGACTACAGCATCGCCGCTACTACTGACACCAAAGTTCTTGTTCTAGTTAAAGGCCCTGCTGAAGTTTCTAAGGGTGCCCTTGTACTCGATGCTACTTATGACCTCGATGCCGAGAAAGCTGTTGTATACGCTTCCCTTGAGGCCCTGAACATTAACGTATTGACCACTAACTAAGATAAAGGATAATTATTCGTGCCTATTATTCGTTCATTTGATAGTCCTTTCAAGATTGAGGATTGGACCCAAGAGCTGCTTGTTGTACCTAACATGTATGGCAAGATTCAACGTATGGGTCTTTTCGATGTTGAGGGTGTTGCTACTAACACAATCACCTTTGAAGAAATCAACCAAAATATTGGTTTGATTGGCGACCGTATTCGTGGTGAGCGCAACAACGTAAGTAAGGATTACACCCGTAAGATTCGTTCTTATCCTGTTCCTCACTTCCCACTTGATGATGCAATCAAGCCCGGTGATATTCAAGGCAAGGCTGCCTATGGTGGTTCTGGCCAAGGTATCCCTGAGCAACTTGATCTGGTTCGTGCTCGCAAGCTAGAGCGTATTCGCCGTATGCATGCACAAACCCTAGAAACTGCTCGTATGAAGCTGCTGACCACTGGTGATCTGTATGCACCTAATGGCACCATTGCTGGTAACTTCTATACCGACTTCGGTGTTACCCGTAAAGAAGTAGACTTCCTGCTTGGTACTTCTACTACTGAGATTCTGCTGAAGCAAGAAGAAATCACTGCTCATATTCAGGATAACGCCTTCACTGGTGACGTTATCACTGAGATTGTAGGTCTGGCTTCCCCAACCTTCATGAACAAGCTGAGTACTCACCCTACTATTAAGGATGCTTATAAGTTCTATTCTAGCACCCAAGAGCCTCTGCGTAATCGTGTTGGTGGTAATGGTGTGGATCGTGAGTTTGTACTCGGTAACATCCGTTACATTGAATACCGTGGCTTTGCTCCAGATGGTACTGCTTTCGTTCCTAGCGGCGATTGCTACTTCGTCCCTATGGGTACTGCTGATGTATTCAAAACCTACTTCGGCCCAGCTGACCGTTTTGAATTCACTAACACCGTAGGTCAAGAAGCTTATGTGTTTGAGTTTAAAAACCAAACTGATACTGAGATTCTTCTTCAGTCCGAGTCTAACTTCCTGAACGTAATGCGTCGCCCTGCAATTGTTGCTCGCGCTTTCTCAAGCAACTGATAATAATACTAAGAAGTAATATAGGGAGAGGGGAGGATTTTCTCCCCTTCCTTTATTTTAAGGAGTATCCCTATGGCTTTAACCCCTATTGAAACGGTTCGTCTACTTATTGGTGACGTGCCTACTAGTCCATTCTATCAACTGTTTAGTTCGGCTGAAATTCAGCAATTCCTAGACCTAAATGGACAAAATGTTTTACAAGCAGCCCGAATGGCTGCAATCGCAGCTTCAATGCAACTTGCCGGTTATTCCTCAAGGGAACGTACAGGAGACATTGAAATATGGTCAAATCTATCAACAGCTTATTTAAAAGCTCTTGAGAATTTTATAAATGATGCATCCGCATCAACTCTCCCAAATGGTTTGATGCCATATGCTTCAGGTATTTCTTGGGCAGATATGTGTGCAAATAATGCCAATTCAGATAATGTAAGAAGTCCTCTTACTAAGATTAAAGTGTGTGGATGTGACAGTCAATGTAACTGCAATTCAGCAGTAACAGACGATCCATTCAACATTAATAATTGTGGTTGCTGATCATGTCAGTACAAGTGGATAAGAAAGTTTGGGAAAATATAAAGAAGAGTTTAGGGAAAGGTTCTAGTCTTGAGCTTAAGATTGGGTTTTTTGAAGATGCTGTTTATCCCGATGGCACACAAGTTGCTCTTGTGGCTGCATTGAACGAGGATGGTCATAAGAATGGCCCTGGGGCAGTTTTCCCGGATGCCTATACACCACCCAGACCGTTTATGCGGGTTGGTTTTAAATCAGCCATCAAAAGTAGTAAATATGAAAAAATATTTAAAACCAGCATAAAAAGAATTCTTGAAGGTGAGTCTACTTTCACCTCTGAATACAAAAGAATCGGTCCCACAGCTGTTTCTGATTTGAAGCAAGTAATTGATGAGTGGACAACACCACCAAACAGTCCTGCAACTGTGGACATTAAAACTTTTAATGACCCACTTATCGACACAGGGTTGATGAGGGATAGTGTAGATTTTAAAGTGGAGAAAGGATAATGCTAAAACCTAACTTCCTTCTCACTAAGAAAATCCCTATAACAATTATCAGACGTGCTGCTGGTTCTTACATTGCCGGGGATTGGGTGGAAGGGACAACAACTAATCTTGTAATTCAAGCCAACATACAACCAATGCGATACCATGAAATTCTAATGCTCCCAGAAGCAGAGAGAAGTAAACAATGGTTCACTGTTTACACAGATGTTCTGTTGAGGGCTCAAAAGGAGGGAGTAGGCGGTTATGACTCCGATGAGTTTGATTTCAAAGGTCATCGTTATAAAGTGATGAAAGTTGAAGATTATACAGCAACCATGGGTATATTGGAACATAGCAAAAGTCAGTGTGTTCGTAAAGAACTTACTCCGAATTAAGGAAGGCTTATGTCAATTTATACAGATGTTAGAACAGCCTCTCGTAATTCAATTATACAATCTTTAATCTCTTATTTCCCAACAGTTGCAGATCAAGATGCTGGAATAATTTTCAGCCATCTATCAGGTGCAGAGCCTTCTATTCCATATGTTGTAATCAATATATTGAGTATAGAGCAACAAGGGCATCATTCAACCTCAACTCTCACAAGCACTGCTAAGCAACTTTCAGTGGCTGCTTTTTATGAAGTGATGGTTCAATACAGTTTTTCTGGTTCTACTGCTGGAAGTATGGCACATGACTTCTCCCACAAAGTCAGTAATAGCCCTATTGTTTTCCAAGAACAAGAAACAAGTAAGCTCGCTTTTATGAGGAAAAGCACTGTAAGACGTGCCCCTCAGAAACGGGATACCACTTGGATTGAAAATTTCAATATTGATGTAACATATAACTATGTTGCAAATGAGATGCAAACTATTGATTGGGTTGATGGTATTGTAGTAGATCACGTTATAAACGGTGTGACTTCAACACAAAAGATTCCAAAAACAATTACATATCCGTAGCAGTGGCTACATTACAATAAGGAAACATATAAAATATGTCCTCAGAATTAAATGACGTAGTCCGCGTAGTCATTTTTGACCAGACTACTGCTATTGCAACAGCAAGCTTCCAAATCCCCTTGGTCCTCGCTACATTTACAAACTTTTCTGAACGTACCCGTACTTACACAAGTATTGCTGGTGTAGGCTCAGACTTTGTTTCAACTGATAAAGCATACATACTGGCAAGTAAGTTGTTTGGTCAGTCTGGTGTACTTGGTGCACAACCTCCAAGCATTGTTATTGGTCGTCGGCAAGTAAATAGCGTTACCATCACCCCAACAGTTGCAAACAGCTCAACTTATACTGTAACCATCAACGGCATTGCTTATAACTTTACCTCAGATGCTACTGCAACTGCTGCTGAAATTACTGCTGGTCTTGACGCCGCTATTGGTTCCCCAACAGGTGTCACAGCCACTGATAACATCGGTACTCTTACCGTTGCTGTCACAACTCCGGGTACAGCTTGGAGCATTAAAGTATCAAGTAATTTGGTTAAAGTTGATGCTGCTGCCACTGAAACTTGGCCCGATGCTCTGACTGCTGTAGAAGCAGAGAACGATACTTGGTATGGTCTGGTTGCTGAAACGCAAGTAAACGCAGAGCAAGAAGCCCTCTCTGACGCTATCCAAGCCCGTGAAAAGATTTATGGTATTAGTTCTGCCGATATTGTAGCTCCAACTACAGGTACAACTGACATTGGCTATGAACTAAATGCTAAATCAGCAGCACGGACTTTTGGTGTTTATCTCCCAACCGCTGCCACTGAGTTCCCAGAAGCTGCTTGGATGGGCAGCCAACTTGCAGTAACCCCTGGTGCTAACGACTGGGATTTCAAGCGCGCTAATGGCGTTACTCGCTCTATGCTCACTTCTACTCAAGTTACCAATCTTAAGAATAAGAGCTGGAACTATTATCGTCGTAAAGCAGGCGTTGATATTTTCCAAGACGGTAATATGTTTGATAAAAAACCTATCGATCAAATGAAGGTCGCTTAAGTCAGAAATGGCTTTCGAATAACTCCTCTAATTGCTGGAACTACCTTAGAGATTTATTGACTACAACGTGAAACCTTACTATAATGTGTGGTTTGAGCGTGAATGTTAAAAACAATAAATATTGGTAAATCAGCAGCAAAGCTCGAAAGAGAATGTTCAACGACTAGGCAGGAATGCCGTAGGGTCAAGTGACCCGAAATGGGGAGCCTCTAAACAGATAATGCTGTAGAGGGTGATATAGTCTGGTCTTACATTAAAGTGTAAGCAGCTCAGGAGAGCGGTGTAAGGTTAACGCCCTTACGCGAACATAAACGGTTCAAATTGGCAAGGATTGGTTGAAAGCACGCCTTCAAGAAGGTATTTATTTCCGAATCATTAACACCCTCAAAATTCCCATGACCGATGCTGGTCTTTTGATTGTAGAGAATGAAATTCGTAGTGTGCTATCTCAAGCACAAGCTAATGGCCTAGTAGATCAAGGGTGGACCGTGCAAACTCCTCCTGTATTGTCTATTCCAGAAACTCTTCGTGCTCAACGTGCCGCTGGTGTATTCGTGATTAAAGCACGTCTACAGGGAAGTGTGCGCTTCGTTGACCTAGAAGTCTTTTTATCGGTCTAGTAACTACTTGATTTTAAAGGAAAAACAATTTAAATGGCTAATATAATCGGTAACTACGCCCCGGATGATTTCACTATCATCCTATCCAAGGGTAACTTCATTCATAAAATTACAGGCTTTGCTGATGGTACATTTGTTAGCATGGATCGCCTAGTTCCTTCTAGCGAACCTTATCAGGGCGCAGGAGAAAACGCACAAGGTCGTGTAAAACGCAAGATTACCACCATGAACGTGGCTATTACTCTGTCGCAGTATAGCCCTTCTAATAGTGTCCTACAACAGCTGCAATTGGCTGATGCTAACTCCCCCGGTAATGAGTGGGTATTTAGCTGCACTATGAAAGACCTGAGCGGTCAGACTATTGCGTCTTCAACCTCTGCTATCATTCAAGCTCCCCCATCTGCTGCCTTCAGTACAACTACTGAAACTCGTGAATGGAGTATCTATATGTTTGGTAGTGATCTATTCATTGGCGGCAACATGCAACTGGATGCAGCTAACGTAGCAGCTATTCAAGCCACTGGTGGTACTGTTGATCCTCGCTGGATTCTTAGCTAACTAATGGGGGAGGAGGAGAATAAACCCCCTCCCTCTCTTTTCTAAGGAGCTAAGATGGGAGTTTTTAATTATAACCCAGACGTAGTAAATGTTCTTGTGGCTGGCTTTATCCATATGGATGGGTTTGTAGATGGGACTTTTGTTAGTGTTACAAAAGATATGCCAAGTTATTCGTCCAGAAGAACAACAGATGGAACTATCACAAGACTTAAAAATAACGATAAAAACTATACAGTAGAAATCACTCTAGCAAGTGGTAGTGATTCCAATGAAGTTTTAACAAAGCTCTGGCAATTGGATGATATTACTGGCATGGGAAAATTACCACTTATGATTAAAGACCATAGTGGTAGTGATTTATTCTTTTCTGCAACAGCATGGATCGAGGGTATTCCCCCTATCGTTAAAAGCACTGGAATTGACTCCAGAACTTGGGTATTCAAAGCCACTCAGGCTGTAATAAACATTGGCGGCAATGGTGAACCAAGTGGTTTACTTGAAGACATCACCAACCTTGCTATTGGTGCCCTGCCTGGGCTTGGGGGGATATTCTAATGTCAAACATATATTCCTACAGCCCTACAGATGTATTATTTACAGTTGGTGGCTATATAGTTACAGGTTGGGATAGTATATCTATCGCCAGAGGTACAGATGGTTTTCAAACCATTAAAGGAATTCGCGGTAAGAACACCAGAGTAAGAAACCTAGACACTTCTGCAAATATTACAATCAGAATAATACAAACATCCCCATCTAACGATGTGTTTTCAACTATCCACGATCAAGATTTATCTAGGGGGACAGGAAGACTGTCTTTAACTCTCAAAGATACAACAGGTCAAAGCGTGTTTGATAGTGCTGAAGCTTGGATTGTCTCTTATCCTGCTGTTGTATTCTCTGGTGATTTTGAATACAGAGAGTGGCGAATCTTCTGTCAATCTACTGGTAACTACTCTGTTAGTGGTAATTCCAATCCAGGTAATTCACCATTTAGCTCTATTATTAGCGGAGCTAAAGATTTTGTTTCAAACATATTTTAACCAGCCTTAAGTGGGCTTATATTTTCGAGGGCACATAAATGGCTACACAGATTCTAGCTCTTCCACAACAGGAACTAGTAGTGGGCGATGTAACATACTTCGTCACTGCAATGAGCGCGACAGATGCACTAAAGTTTATGGAAAAACATCTTACCGATATTAACGAAGGTAAGATTGATCTTTCTGTTATTAAACAGATTGTCTGTAAATACGTTCAGAAAGATAATATGCAAATCACTGAGAAGACTTTTGATATTATCTTCTCTCGTAAAACTGGACATCTACAAAAGCTGTTCGATGCTGTTCTTAAGTACAACTTTGAAGATGTTTTTATGGAAAGCGATTCAGAGGACTAAAGAGTGTTCCTGAATCGCGATTGATGTCAAAGGAAGAGCAGCAGATTCAAGATGAGTTTTCACAAGATTGGCTTGTTTATAAGGTAGTTACACACGAAACAAAGCAATGTCAACTATGGGAGCTTGATCGCTATTTGACAATCAAAGACCTATATAAGATGGCAGAGATATGTGATGTATACGATGCTGCCCGTAAAATGGCTGATGACAGAAGAATAGCCGAACAGAATAAAAAATAGAGGGCTTTATATTGGTAGATATTGCAAAGTATACGGTATCTGTTGCGTTCAGATTTGATAAACGCGAGCAACGCCAACTTGATTCCCACCTTAAAGCCCTTGAAAAGAAGTTCAAATCTTTCTCTGATAAGAAACTCACTTTTGAAATTAACAACTTTTCTGTTAATCAGAAGAAGTTAGAGACATCTTTAGGTAATGCCTTAGATGCTGCCAGTCGAAGAGTGACCTTTGAGATTAGTAATTTTGTTGTGAACAGAGGGGCTTTAAATAGAGCTGTTGCTGGTATGGGGGGTTCTGTTGGTGGAGGTTTTGGAGGGCGACAACAGCTATCCCCCGAAGAGTGGAATAGAAGAACATTAACATCCTCAAGACTTCGCAGACAAGAAGCTGAAGCTAGACAAGCTGAAAGACTCCAATTAGCAACTATGCGAATGGGGAGGGGTGGTGGGAGTACTAGACAATCTGCTGCTCTTGGTGGTGGGATAGGTGGTGCCCTCGGCGGTGGTTTAGCTAGGGCGTATGCTCCAGCGTTAGCTCTTGCTGCTGGTGGTTATGGCCTCTCTCAACTAAACCAACGAAACCAACAGGTGGTTAGTGCCCAGCTACAAACCCAAGCGGTTGTGCAACAAGCAGGCGGTACGGTTGAACAAGGTAAAGGTTCTTTTGAATACCTTAGACAACAAGCAAATAGAGTTGGATTTAATTATTTAGAAGCTGCTCCTGATTACAACAAATTACTAGCTGGCCTTACAGGTGCTGGTGTTGGGTTAGAAGAAAGTCAGAAAGTATTTACCGGGTTTGCTGAACTTGCCCGTGTAAACAAGCTTGATAAGACCACTCAGAACAGATTGTTCAGAGCATTGAGTCAGGTAGCAGGTAAAGGTAAATTACAGGCAGAAGAACTTACAGGCCAGATAGCAGAAGCCTTGCCTGGAGGTACAGCCTTGTTTGCCCAGGCCTACCAAAGACAAATTGGCGGTAAGCTAACAGGTAAAGAGGCAACATCTGCTCTAATGGAAGCTATGAAGAAGGGGCAAGTGAAGAGCGATATTCTTACCTTCGCTGGACAACTAGCTTCAGAAAGGGCACAACCATCCCTTGGGGCAGCGGGTAAAGCCTCTCAAGCAGAACAGGCAAGATTTCAAAACGTAGTTAGTGATATGGCTATTGTTGCTAGTCAGTCCGGAGTAGAAGAGGGCTTTGCTCGTATCTTCCGTACACTAAATCAAGGGTTAAATGAATCTGGTGGTTTGGTTAAGTCTTTAGCTAATGGCTTCAACGAAGCTACAAAATTTGCTGACGATTTACTTCTTTTCCCACAATCCTTTATGAGGATGCTTGAGGGCAGAGATAGTCTTGTTGCAGATAGTCTTTTCCCATCAGAGGAAGACAGACAAAAAGTTTTTGAATTCCTGGGTGCTTTTAAGACTTCAATGTTTGAAATTAATACTCTTGTTGACAACATTGGTAATGGATGGTCACGACTGATAGGTTTAATGGACAAGTCAGAAAGTTTAACTAAGTTGACCAATGCTTTAAATACAATCTCAAATGCCGCCGGTGTGTTTAATTCTCTCGCCAAGGGAGATTACTCTAAGGTTGGAGAACAAGTTCAAGGCACGCTTGCCTCTGCTGGTAAAGCTGGGCTCGGTATGCTCCCCATGTATGGTGCTGTAGACACGGTATCGGGTGGACGGTTATCTTCTTTATATGACAGAACAACCAAAAGTCTTAGTAATCCTGCTGAGTTTGAAAGTCAAGTAAGGGGAACGCAAGCACAAGCTCTTGCAGACTTAAGACGTGATAACTTTCCTCTTGTCTCTCCTTACCCGATAGCTAACAGAGAACAACCAAGGGTGCCTGATGTTAAAGTGGAGATGACAGTGAATGTTGCATCTGCTGAACCAGAAGATTTTGGTGCTGCTATTGAAGCTAAAACACAAGAAATATGGGAAAGAGCTATGCTTCAATTCCCTGTTAAGGAGTAGGTATGACACTGGCAATAGCTTGGGGAACTACTCCCGAAGATGAAGAGCAAGGATTGATCTATTTTGATGCTGTGACATCGTACACTCAAAACTATGTGGGGCAAGTTACAAAGCACCCTATAGATACTGGTGGCGTAATCACTGATCATTTTGTGAAAGATAACAGTAAATTCACTATCCAGGCAGTGATTACAGCTGCTGATATTTCTATCAGCAGCTATATCATTAGAGATTTGGATGATAATATCCCATTCAATGTAAAAACAGCCCCGAATGCTGTTTCTGTTGAGTCTACTAATAATAGTGTTCTGAGTAAATTTATCCCAACCAGTATTGGTCAATTCTTCCCTGACTCGGCACCAGAAATTACAATGGATGCTTCTAGAGAAAATTCTCTAGGTCAAGTTAGAAATCTTTTGATAAATCTTATGTCTGGCGTTAAGTTTAATGAGAAGACCCAGCAGTTTGATAGTAATGTTCAGATTGTTGCTTTGTATGAGTTTGAACAAACTTCCCTAGTCCGCATATTAAACAATCTTGTTCTGACAAATATAACTTTTGATGAGAAACCGGAAACTGGTGATGCTCTTTATTGTAATATGTCTTTTGAACAAGTTAGTTTCGTCACACTCAAGAAAGTAGCTATACCAAAAACAGTGAGCGGTTTGAGTAAGAAAGCATCTTCTAAAAAGACACTAAGTAAAGCAGACAGTACAGTGAAAGACGCTAGTAATCCTCCAAAAGGGGAGACAGCACCTAACAAAGCTGCCACTGACGTTGACCCAAAAAGACAGGCAGCGAGTACCTAATATGGCTGAAAAATACGTTTCTCTTGTCTTATCTGATGAAGCTTTTTATGAATACTCCGTATCTCTTGAAGGCAACTCTTATATTTTACAGTTTGTGTTCAATGAAAGAGCAAAGCTTTACTTTATGAACCTTCTGACAGCAGAGAGAGTTCCTATTGTTCTTGGTGAAGCCCTTGTTCCAAGTTATCCAATATTCATTGATTATGCTATTACTGATTTAACTGGATATTTTTGGTTGCAGGAAAAAGCAACCATAGCTGGGGAGCCTTATAAAAAGTTTCCAGACAAAATCAATGAATATTACAATCTCTTTTACTTATTTCAAACAGAGGATTAAGGATTACCTATGACTGAGCCACTACAAATAAATCGACAGTATGAATTGAGAATTGGTGATGCTCAGTCTGGTGATGGCCTTTTAATAAATAACAGTTTACAAGTAACTTTTGATATAAGCAAAACCAGTGATAACAAAAACAAAACAAATAGCGCAGCAATAGAAATCTACAACCTGTCAGACGAAAGCCTTAAAGTGTTAGACACTGATTACCCTGCTGCCTATTTCTCTGCCGGATATGTTGGCATAGGAATGAAACTTTTGTTCAGTGGACAAGTTAACAATGTCACAACAAGAAAATCAGGCACTGATAGAGTAACACAGATTACAATGGGTAGCGGTTATACTAATTTGAATCACGAGCTAATGAGTGAATTAGTTCCCCCTGGAAGTAATCTAAAAGAAGCTGCACAGTCGTTCGTCAAAGCTATTGGTGCAGATCGTGGTGTGTTTAGTGGCACTAACATGAATAGTACATTGTTATACGGGTATCCCATGACAGGAACCCCTAAAGAAATGCTCGATGAGTTCTGTGATAAGCACGCACTTGAATGGCAGCTAGAAGATAACGTCCTCTATATACATGATAATGATAGAGGTAACAGGGAAAACTTTGAAGAAGCTTATGTTCTTTCTAAATACACAGGCTTAATTGAAAACGCCTACCGCGTCACTGGTGATAGACGGCGTAGTAAGAAAGACAAAGCAAAGAAACAAGGCGTTCAAATGAAAATCCTTCTTAATCCTGACATTCAAGCTGGCGATATTGTCAAACTTGAAGATACCTTTATTTCTGGCTGGTATAAAGTGAGTGATCTACGGCACTCGGGAGATTTCCGAGGATCAAATTGGTATACGGAACTTCGTTGTACAGCAATAGAGAAGGTGAATAAAGCATGAGTAATAGAGCAGGCGGACCACAGGAAGGTTTAATTGCAGCCTTCCAAAGCCAAATGAATAATGTATATACAGCTCTTCCGTGTATTGTTGTTGCCATTAGAGATAATTTAAACACACAGATGGTTGATATTCAACCCACAATCAACCAAAAGTTGAAAGATGGGACAATTAAAGAAAGAGCTGTGATCCTCGGGGTTCCAGTAGTCTTCCCTGTGTCTAAGACGTCAGGTTTTACATTCCCTATAAATGTAGGAGATACAGGACTTGCTGTGTTCTCTATGAGAAACATAGATGCTTGGAAAAGCGGTAATGGTGGATCAGCCTCACCAATGAATTTCGCTAAAATGGATAAAAGCGATGCTGTCTTTATCCCTGGTCTCCAGCCTATGAGTTCTGCTGTGAATAATCCAGCTAAAAGACTCTGGCCCCACGATACCAAAGATGCTGTTGTTGTTCACAATATAGGTGGTCCATCTGAAGTAGAGATTAGAATGAAGCCTACTGGTGACCTAATTATAAATACTCAGAGAGATGTTGATATTAACTGTAATAACGCGGTTGTAACTGCCAATACGAGTGTTATTGTGGATACAAGCCATGTAGATATAACAGCAGAAACAATGACAGTTGAAGTGCCCGAGACTACGTGGATAGGTAACATAACTCTCATGGGTAATATAATTCAGACTGGTAGTTATACTTCTACTGGTACGGTGACTTTTAATGGAATTATCTTCGGAACACACGACCATATACCTGGGCCAGGCCCATCCAATCCCTGACGGAGAAATACAGTGGACATACTCTTATCAAAAGACACACATGACTGTATTTGGATTAATGGTAAAACACCAGTAACGGGGGATCGTGTTGATGTTGTTTCCCAAAGACTTGGTATCAAACTTCGTTCTTTCTTAGGTGAATGGTTCATTAACACTCTTTACGGCATCCCTTATTGGCAAAGAATATTAGGCCACAAAGCACGCAAAGAAGATTTAGATTTAATCTTTCAAACAGCTATTCTTGAAGAGCAAGGTGTAAAAGAAATCACTTTCTATAGCTCTACATTTGCAAATAGGATTTATAGTGTCAGTTTCCGTGTGAGAGTCACAACAGGAGATGAGACACAGTTAATTACAATCACGCCAAACGTGTGATCATTAGGAGCTATTGATGGCAGGTATTACACCCGAAGGGTTGGTGATTCGCCGCCTAGATGAAGTATTAGTAAATTTAAGAGCTAAAGCTGTAGAACTGTTTTCCGACCTTGTAGTTCCAGGTGAGGTTGTAGATACTTCTGATAGCTCTACATTGGGGAGATTAACGGCTCTAGCTGCCCCAAGTTTAACAGACCTCTGGGAAGCAGTACAAGAAGATTACTCAGCCTTTGATCCAAATAGTGCAGTAGGTATTCCCTTAGACAACATCGTCGCTATTGGGGGTATTACTCGATTTGCTGCTACTGCAACCAATGCTCAGGTTTTATTTGCTGGTGACAACGGTGTATTAGTTACTCAGAACAGTATAGTAAGCTCGCCTACTACTAGTGAGAAGTTTAATGTGGTTGCTCCTGTAGCTTTATCACCTTCCCAAGCTTCTGGTGCTACCTTCACTGTTACTACAGTGGTTAACAGTACCCTATACACGATAACTTATGCAACAAGTACAACAACATTAAACATAAGTTTCACTTCAGATGCTACTGCAACCGCTGCTGAGATTCTTGCAGGATTACAAGCTGCAATTGTAGCAAGCCACCCCACACTATCTTCCAGCGTAGTTGGTACAACTTTAGTTGTTGATCGTGTTGATGTATTCCAAGCTGTCACTTTTTCAACAACGCCCAATCTTGGTATTACTAAGTGCAAGAAGATTGGACAAGTGCTTGCACAGAAGACTGGTCCCATTGCTCAGGCGGCTAATACAATCACTACAATTGCCACACCAATTCTTGGTTGGGATAGTATAACAAACCCTCTTTCAGCCACAACTGGCAGGAACAAAGAAACTGATGAAGAACTCCGCGTTCGGTTCAGGAATGCTAAATTTGAAAGAGCTTCTAATATTCTTGAGGCTTTGCACTCTGCACTGATCAATCTAGACGGTACAGAGGAAGTGGTGATCTATGAGAATGACACTGATGTAACAGACAGCAACGGTGTGCTACCTCATAGCTTTATGCCTATTGTCCTTGGTGGAATCAGTACAAACATTGCAGAAACTATATGGGAAAATAAGCCTCTAGGTATTAGAAGTCAAGGAACTACTGTTGTAAATATTACAGACAGTCAAGGCTTTCCTCATCCTATAGGGTACAAGATCCCAACTGCCGTAACTATCTATATCAGTATGACTTTAACTACAGATGCTAACTTTCCACAGGATGGTCAAACTAAGATTAAAACAGCTTTGATTGATTATTTTAAAGCTAATTTTGGTATTGGGGACGATGTTATTTACAGTCGATTATATACCCCTATCAACTCTATTCCTGGTCATCAAGTAAACAGTCTTACAATTGGAACCTCTCCTTCTCCTGTTGGAACTTCAAATATTGTCATTAATTTTGATCAAATTGCAAGCCTAAGCTCTGCGAATATTATTATAACCGTTTAAGGAGGGTATTATGGCAACTAATCCTTTTCAAATAACGGATTATCTCACAGAGGCTAGGGATCGAGTAACTCAACAGTTTGTTGGTAAAGATATATTTGATCGTTACCTCCAACTCCTAGTTTTTGGACAAGCTGAGGTTCAAGAAACACTAAAGCAACTAATGCAGTTAAGAAGCATTGATACAGCAGAAGGTGTTCAATTAGATAATATTGGAGAGATTGTAGGCCAGCCAAGAGAACTTATTCAAGCAGACTTATATGAATACTTCGGTATGCAGAGTGCATTGAATGCTCAATCTTTCGGAGAGGTTGGTGATACTACAGTTGGTGGTTTGTTTTATAGTTTTGGTAATCCTCTCGGTGGAAACATCTTACTTGATGATGCTACTTATCGTAAGTTTATCAAAGCAAAAATATTCAAAAACACTACAGCCTCTACTCCAGAAGAATTTCTCGCTGTAATAAATCTAATCTTCGGGACAACTTCTTCTGCTTTAATCGCAGATGGTGAGGCTGCATTCACCCTGCTGTTTGGCAGACCATTAACAAACTTTGAAAAAGTTCTTCTAACTTATGTATCAACATCACAAGGTTTTCCTTCAAGACTTATCCCTAAGACTGTAGGAGTAAGGGCTAATTATGGTGAGTTTGTAGCTGGAAATTATTTTGGTTTTCAGGGTGCTCCTGGTGCTGATGGCTTCGGTGAATTCAATGGCACTTTCGGATATGGCCTTGGTTACGGGGTTGGTTATGGTGATAGCGATTATTCTCTTGTTGCTGGTGGATTCTTTGCAACTCTTTACTAAGGAAACAATTTAAATGGTAGCATTTACAAAACCCAGTAACGTAAATAACGTATGGGCCGCTGGTGGGGATAAGATTTACCCCGGGGATACAAAATATAGTCAAGGTTGGCTAGTTGAGATTCCGCCACGTCAATACTTCAATCAGATTGATGGTAAACAAGATCAGTACATAGCTCACGCAAACCAACATGGTATTCCCCTATGGGATTCAGTTACAGAATATCAATACGCTGTAAGTGGTGCTAAGTCTATTGTAATGGGCAGTAATGGTACTATTTATCGTACTCTTACTACTAATACAAACCAAAACCCCACCACTACGGTAGGTACTCACTGGGAAATTGCGTTTGCGAATGCTGGTGATTTCTACACCAAAACACAGTCGGACGCTAATTATCTAGCCAAAGCATCTAATCTATCTGATCTTACTAATGCCGCAACAGCACGTACAAATCTTAGTGTATATGCTATCGCTGATGTTCATAATAAAACAGAAGTGGATGCTAAAACTACAGTAGCGTCTACCGCACAAGCGCAAGCCCTTGCATCAAATACCACAATTATCACTCCACTACGCTTGGCCGATGCCTTCGGTGGTTCAAACCAAAGTTTTGCTGCCAATGGTTATCAAAAACTTCCAGGTGGGTTAATTATACAGTGGGGTACTTCAGCATCCGGTACAGGTAGTGGTACTTTGGTTAGCTTACCCATCACATTTCCAAATAATATTTTTTCTGTAGTGGTGGCCGATATTGCATTTGATAGTGCCACTGGACTCCATACGACTGCTGTTGGTACACAAAATTTTACAACATCCACCTTCAGGATTGTTGCTTCAGCTGCCAGCAGTGCTTACTGGATTGCAATAGGGAATTAATATATGAGCTATTATTTTAGCCCCACTACACTGGGGTTTTACCCAGAAGAGTTTAAAAACGACTACCTAAAAACTCAGACATGGCCACAAGATTGTTTTAAAATTTCCGAAAGTGTTTTTAAAGAGTTTGCCCTGACCCCAGCACCAGTGGGGAAACAGCGGGGTGTGGATAGTCTCAATCAGGTTTGTTGGGTGGTCGTGGAATTGTCGGAAAAAGATCGTGTCTTTTTTGAGAACGAATGGATTTCCTCTGAGATATACAGGGTAAGAGAGGAATTAGAGAAAGTTCAAGACTCCGACCCTTCTTCTACAGGCTCTGTAACGGATTGGAGAAATTATAGGAAGTTACTACGGCAATGGTCTTCACATGAAAATTTCCCCCACATAGAATACCGGCCTATTGCGCCAGATTATAAGGAGTAATTAGATGGCACAACAAACCAGCCCTTTTCTGGAAAGTAAGTACGGTTGGAATTTTGGGGAATCTTTCTGGAACACAGGAATGGATGAGAATATGCTTAAATTCTCTTTCATGTTTGATAGAAATATAGACAGCATTGTTGCTTCTCTTCCTGCTGCTGTAAATGGACAAGCCCACTACTTAACTACGGATAATCGTCTATACTTTGCCGTAGGAACTACTTATTTTAGCTCCCCTGTCCCTAAATGGTTTACAGTGGTTGTAAGGACAACAGGTCAGACACACCAGTTCAATGGAACTTCTCTTGCTCAGGTTGACTCCCCTGCTCAGTTAGATTCACGTTTAGATGCTGTTGAATTAACCGTATCAACTCTTGGTACTGCTGCTTTTCAAAATATTGCATTTTTTGCTACACAAGCAGGGCTAGATGTTGCAAGTGCCCAAGCCAATACATATACAGATACTCTTAGAACGGATGTTGCAAATAATTCCCTAGCCACCAAGGGTGCGGCTTTAATTGGTTTTGATAGTACAACACTAGATCAACAAATTAAATTAAAGCTTAATCGAGTTGTAGATTCTATTGTATCCCTTAAAGCCTTAGATAAAACTAAATATACTAGAGCTTTTGTCACTGGATACTATGCAGCTCTAGATGGCGGTGGTGGTGATTATTTACACGACTCTGCTGATACAACCTCTGGGGCCTATGTAACCGGATCAATATCTACTACTACCCTCACTGTCACTTCAGTCACAAATGGCACGCTAGCAGTTGGCCAACGTATTAGCGGTACAGGGGTGACTGATAGCACCTATATCACTGCACTTGGAACGGGTACCGGTGGTACTGGAACATATACTGTCAGCATATCGCAAACAGTATCAAGCACCCCCATTTCCGCTGACAACGGTGGGTCATTGATCGTGGCTAATGATGGTGGACGATGGAAACTAGTATTCCAGGGCTTTTATACTATTGAGCAGTTTGGAGCAAAAGATTCTACCGATAGTACGTTCGCAATTAAAAGCGCTGCTACTACCGGCAAATCCCTGCGTGCAGGTTATGGCAACTTCACAATAAATAGTCCGATTACAATAGCTCAAATATTCCAGTGTTCTGGTGCAGATGACGGTCAAACGGCATTTACACTAACGGGCACAGGGCAATTTGTTATTGGGGATTTCCACGCGAAATTCGATAACTTTCTTATCAAGTCTGCTGTCAATAATCTGGTGTTTATCCGTAATCCCGGCATGAGTTTTTTTGCCTGTACAAACTTCCGTGCAGAGAAAATTGGTGCAGCAACAGGGCAGGTTGCAATAGAGTTTGATACAACAATAGCTAGTATCTATTTCAACAATGTTAATCATTTTAAAATCAAACTAGATTATCCTATCCGTATTTCTGGGAATAGCACTCAAGTCTTCAATGCTAATAACATTGGTGGGCGCTCTACCGCCTACTACCAAGACTTCCAATCTGCCATCACTAATGATGGTCAATTGGCCGCTGATGCCAACGTATTTGCTGGTTATTTTGAAACAGGAACAAATGCTTTCAATCATGTAGTAGGTGCCCTAAGACAAAATCATTTTAGCATGGTAATAGATGCGGTTACACGAGCCTATAACGGCGGCGTAGCTGTAACTGCTACAAACGTATGGGAAATATTAGACGGCGGTTTTACCACTGGTGGCACCTACCCGCAAAATCAATATCTTATTGGTCCGCCAACTACTAAAGTTTACGCCTCTGCAACCGATGCGCAGTCAATCAGTAATGCAACTGTTACTACTGTTACGTGGAACACGGAAACAACAGACACGCTGTCGGAATTTTCAAATGGTACTGGTGTATTCACTGCTAAAAATGCTGGGTATTACACAGTTGTGGCGAGGACTCAAACAGCGTCGGTTGCTTGGCCTCTTGGATCAAGATTTGAATTAAGGGTTTATAAGAATGGCAGTGAGGTTTCAAAAGGTGAGTGGAGTGCAGCCCAAGCCGCATTTACTGGCCAGCTTTCTAGTTCCATATCGACACCTCCAATATTGTTAAATGGTACAACCGATACATTGGATGTGCGGGTTATTCATAACCAAGGCGGCGCTGTAACTCTTGATACGGATGCAGCTTCTAACTATATTGGAATCACTCGTAATCTTTGATTAATTTGAGTATGCTAGGCAAATAAAATGAAGAGTCTTAAACAGAAACTGATAGTATCTTTTATTACAGCGGGGCTTTCGGCCCCTGCTGCTTTTGTTGCCTATGATTTGACATTACCCTCTGAAGGTCTTGTTTATTCTCCTTATCCTGATCCGGTGGGTTTAACTACTTATTGTGTTGGGCATCTTGCCTTGAGAGGTGAGAAGATTAAAGACAAATATTCTGAGGAAGAATGTCTAACTCTTTTTACCAAGGATTTCAAGAAACATCAATTAGAAACAGACAAGATGGTTGGTGGTAAGGACAGGTTTGCTTCTGAGTGGCAAAGGGTAGCTGTTACAGACATGACCTTCAATAATGGTGCAGGACTGATTGGTCCTTCTACGCTGATTGCCCTAATCAAACAAGGTAAACATGTAGAGGCTTGTAAGCAACTATCCCGTTGGGTGAAGGCTAAGGGGAAGACTTTAAAAGGTCTTGTCATTAGACGTAAAAACACAATGCCGTATTGCCTCAGCGAACTCTCTTGGGATAAACAACAAGCATATAAACAATTTGAGGAGGAATGGAATGCGATTAGCAAAGAATTGGAAGAAACGCCTTAAATCTTATTCATCTCTATCTCTGATTGCTAATATTCTTGTTGCTCTTTCCGTATCTGGATTGTCTGTATTGGGGGTATTAACAAGTGAGCTTACGCTTCCAATTCTGGCTTCTCTTGCTACTACCTTTGGTGTATTTGGTCTTATTGGGCGCATTCTTGATCAGGCTATTGATGGAGACAATCAAAATGATAACTAAGAATCTAATTATTGTTCTTCTTGTCTCCTTAGCCTTCAATGGGTTGTTTGGCTATCTTTCTTACTCTTTTTATGGAGCAAAACAAGAAGCTGAGCAAGCATTCAAGATAGCCCTTGAAAGCAATTCTAGCCTAGAAAAATCCATAGAAAAGAAAAAAGAATCTTGCAAAATAGTTGACTCTGTTGTCGCTGAATATCAGAAAGATAAACAAGCCATAGAATCTTCTATGGCCTATTCTCTTAAAGAAATAGACAAACTAGAAGCTGTGACTAAACCAATCATATCTAAAAAGACTACAGCTAATGAGAATGTGTCTAATGAAAATAGTACAGTTGATCTTGATAGCAAGCTTCCTAGCAGTCTTATCCGCTTGCTCTCAGCAAATTGTAAAGCAGCCAGTGGAGATTGTGATCATGATGCCCGATAGCCTTCTACAAGACCCCTGTAAGGCTGTAGGAGCGGGGGAAACAGTAGGGTCGTTAGCTAAGGGCTATGTAAAGAATACGTCTTGTATAGGGGCTTACAGAGCGCTTCTAGAGAGACAGAGAAAATTCAAGAAAAGGCAGGAGGAGCTTTACAATGGCAACACCAACTGAAAACATCCGTTTAGTGGGTATTTTGGAGAAGGTGGCTGTTGGAGCACTTTGTCTGATCGTCACTTGGCAATATAACTCGATTAACCGACTAGAAGAACGTGTGTTTAATATGCAAGGTGAGATGTTCACTGAGGCTAAAGCCAAGGTGCTTGAAGAGCGTATTACACAAAACATGGATGCCAGATTTTCCAATATGGATTCTAAGCTTGGGTTAATTCTAAACTACGTCTCTGATAGACGTTCTAAATAAATCATGGATAGAAGGAAAGACAGCTTGTTTTGGAAGATTGTAGAAAGAAGTACCAACCTTGTTTTCCTTCTACTAGCAATCGTTATTTTATCGAAGCAATGGAATGATGACAAGGTTTCTTCTCAAGTTGTGGCAGAGAAGAAGGTTATTCTAGATGTTCTGGATAATAGAACATACTATTTAGAAAGCAAGATCAATAAGGTTTCTGAACTATCAGACTCATACCAACTTAGCATGTCTCGTAAGGTGGAGATTATTGAAGAAAGAATGGCGATGCAGGAAAAGCAGAATAGATATGCCAGAATCACCCAAAGACAATTCAACAGTCAAAATGTAGTTGTCAATGGAGATGAAGAGAATAAAAATAACTCTAAAAAATAATAAGCTGTAGATTCATCAATCTATAATTATGAGAAAGCCCGCCAAGATAGGCGGGCTTTTGTTTGTCTAAAATTTACTCTGTAGCTGTCAAATACCCCTCAAAATATGCACCTCCACCTTCAGAAAATGCATCTAGTGCGGTATATATTTCAGTTGTAAAAGCACGAACTTTATTACGGTCACCTCCAACAGAACCTACTAACTGCTTAAGTACATCAACCTCAAACTGACTTTCAAGAGTTATTACAACAGGTATAAATGGTATTTTCTCACAAGACACTTTCATTCTATGCTCTCCTTATATTCCAATTTAACCCACCAACAAACTACTTTATTTCCTTCACTCTTACAGATTCTTTATAACCTCCTGCTTTGTATTTGTCATAAGAGGGTATTGCAGATACTCCTAGTACAAGGAAAGCTACAAGAGCTATGAATAAAAAGCTTTTAGGCATTATTCCTCCAGTTGCTTTAGAAACTCAACACGAACTGTTTTACCAACTTCAGCAGACAACAGCTTATGGAATTGTTTCCAGTTCCCTTCTGCGTGTGCTTTAGCATCGTAATCATTGTCTTTAGTAAAATCTTCCAGTATATCCTGCACAGTAAGGCCAAGAATCTTACCGAAGTCTTTGTTAGTGATCTGACCAATCTTACTGATTACGTTAGAAACCCGTTGTTCTGTGTTGTACTCAAGAAGCACATTCATTAAATCAGACTCTTCCTCTGACAACTCAAATACTTGTTTCTCTTTTGGTTGACGATTCTTCTCACTAAACCCTTCAGTCTTATTCTTGAAGTAGATACGGCTTCCGTTGTTAAACCAAGCTGGTTCTACAGGCTCAATTACAAGACCTTCTGACGTGTTCTCTTCTTCGTAACCCTCTGGTGTCAGTGTTGATTTAAACGTGTTTGATAGAGCTAAGCACTCGGCAAATGTACCCACTTTAAGGACAGGTACAAAGAATAGGCCGCAATCATCAGCTACGCTTTGAGCAGTATGCTTATCTAGAACTTTACCATCAACTACAAGATCAAAAGCGTAAAAATCTTTCTCCCCGTATTTGACTTCTTTCTGAACATTACCGCCAAATAGTTCACCGTATGCAATAAAACTCTTAACACCCTTCTCAATACACCAATCAAGGATACCTTGAGAATAACAATTAATCACAGCCTGACAATTATAGAATGTCCCATCAACAAACTGTGTACGAGATGCAACCTTTACTTCTGTACCATCACACCAGAAGCTGAAATTGGCACCGTGCAGCTTCTCCGTGGCCATCCACAAACCACCATCTTTTCCTTCATATTGAACCTTGTCAATCAAGTTCCCTCTGTACGTGTTTTCTAGGCTACTAAATCTGCGAAATTCCACCTTACTATTCCTCCTGATAATTTAACGAATTACCACTGCAATTCTCGCCACAACTTTCCACTCAATTCGTACCCTGCAATTTTACGTTCCCAGTAAACTTCTTGGTCTACATGGTAACGATCCCTCTCTGTATCATTTGTACAGGTGATAGTACAAGGTACTCCTACAGCACCCTCTTCTTTCTCCCCGAAAACAAAGCCCATATGAAAGTCATAATCCTTGATATTTGGTTCGTTATCTGAGAATACCCAAAGCAACTCTTCCAAGTCTCGCAAGCGTAGCTGATGAGCTGCATCTAGGTCAACATCATCTGAGTATCTATCATCAATCCCTTGAACCAGAGCTTGTTTCTCAACATAGTACATCGGAATTCCGATAGTCTCTTTGTCTTTGATAGTATCATAGAGTTTCTGTACATATGCAAGCACAACCCTCAATAGTCACTTCATAGTTGTCCTGTGAGATTGTCTCAGCATCTTCAGGCCACTGGGTAAAATCAATTTTCTTCTCTTCAAACTCAACAGCCAACCATTGTACTAGATTCATTTTGTTTCTCCTAAAATTTATGTAGAAAAATGCCCTGGTCTGATTAGGACACAGGGCTAGTATTGCAGACGTTTAGAGATTCGTCAAGGTTCTTTTAAACATTTCTTGCAGAGGCATGTGTCTCATAGGTCTCAAGCACCCACTGTGCGAATTTCACCAATTGTTCAGGTGAAGCAGAGCTTTTCATGCAGTTGGCTAAGTGGCTAATCACTTGAATATTCCCTTTCACATATCCCAGCGTGTTGTCAATCCTATCAAGTGCTGGGGAATTGTTTTCTCCCCCAGGCCTGCCTCTGTAGACCACGAGAGGTATCCCTAGAATAGGGCAGAGTTTAGGAATGATAATATCAGATACTTCAATATCAAAAGGCACTCCAGATTTCACAACCCTGGCTTTAGCACGTCTCCACATCCTGATTTCAGGAGATTGACTCTTAACCCTACCTGAATTACAAATATTACATAAAGTGACTGTTGGACTTGTTCTTTCATAAATAACTAAACAATTTGTACATTGTCTGTGTGTTTCATTTACTAGCCAACCTTCTCTATTCTTTATTAATTCCATTTTAAACCTTAAATAAAAATAGCCCCAATTAAGGGGCTTTAAAAGTTATTGACAAGCTAGGCACTCGTCCTTGCTGGCTTGCACACCTGCCATGCTGTAAACGTAGTACAAGCCAAGAATGTCAGGATTCAAGAAGGCTTCCTTATGCACCTCGTTAATATAGGCCTCATCTTCACCAGCAGCAAAGAACAAGTTCAATGATTGCCACTGATCCATAAACTTGCCGCGAGCAGCAGCCATGCGAATGATTGTATGTTGATTGATTTCAAATGCCGTACGGAATACAAGCTTCTCATCATCGGTGAGCCACTCAACGTGTTGCACGCTGCCCATCTTGTCACGAATATCTTCTACATTGGCTTTAGTGAATACACCTTTCTCTTTCATCAGTTTTAGAAGGTAAGGGTTAACTCGATCAACCTCGCCGCCTGCACTCTTCTGATTATAAACCATAGCTGTGTCTGGGTTAATACCTTCACTAACACCACCCATGATAAGTGCGGTTGATTTAGTTGGTGCGATTGCAATTAGGTGAGTGTTAGCACGTCCATAGCCTTTCATCCACTTCGGTTCACCCCAAACACTTGCAAGCCATTCAGATGCTTTAATCGCTTCATCTTGAATATATTTAGCAATCTTGTTGTTGATCATATGAGCTTCAAAGCTTTCAAATGCAATCATATTCTTTTGCATGTATGAATGAAGACCACACTGACCTAACCCCAAAGCACGACTATTCTTTGTAAACGCTACAGCTTTCTCAAGGCCAGGGATGTTCTTAGCCCGTTCAATGAATTCCTGACAAACAGCATCTAGAAACACAATGGCTGTAAACACAGCATCTGTACCGCACCACTCATCGAACAATTCATCATTCATTGAAGCAAGTACACAAGTGTAAGTAAAGATTTTACTTGAATGAAGCATAACCTCATTACACAACTGAGGCGACTTAACATCAAGGTTCTGATCAACATACCACTGTGGACGTTTACGTTCTACCTTTTGAGGGAAGAAGAAGTATCCCTTCCCCGTAACCATCTTAGTCTTTAGAGCTTTACCATAACGTTTGATTGCATCGGCATCTCCAGACTTTAGACGTTCAATAAACTCATCTGAGATGTTCCAGCCTATATTGTTACCATCTGGGTGTTGTTCCAGATAGGTACACACTTCATCAAAGTCTCCGTGATCAATAGGCAGATAACCTGCCCAGGAGCCACGTCGAGCTGTCCCCTGGGCTACATACTCCATATCACTTTGGAAGCCCTCAATCACTTGCAGAACGCCTGTAGACTTACCACCTACAGTGATTGGTGTACCTCGTGGCCGAACATCCCCTAAATAACCTGCTGTACCAAACCCCATCTTAGTAAGCATTGCAGTTTCATGCTTTGCTTTATAAATACCATCAATACTGTCTGGAACATAACTACCAGCACAACTAACTGGTAGACCACGATTCGTCCCTGTATTAGCAAGAATCGGTGTACTTGGACTTAGCCACCCTTTCCACATAATATCAAAGAACTTCTCCTTCCAATGAGATGGGTCTGGTGTATGTACTGCCAATGTAGCTGCGATACGTTGATATTGTTCTCTTGGATTAGAGGCTTGGTATAAATATTTATTCTTAAATAGCTGCCACGATCCCGTAGACCAGTGAGCAGGCATCAACCCCTCTTCTTGTAGCTTCTTACGTTCATCACTCAAAACACGATAACTGTTTGTCACTCAATTCCCCTTTAAAATTTAAACCCTTCAGAATCCCAATCTCTTTGGTACTGATTACCTTGGCTATTAAAGAAGTCTATCGATGAATAACCATTGATCCCTTTATAGAAGTATTCAGCAATTGGGTTATACTCCACCTTAAACAAATTGTCATACCCAAGCATTCGCAAACAAAGATTAATACGACTCTGTTCAAAGTACTCTAGTTGTACATCTGTAATACCATCGATTTTACCTTTCTGAAAAATCTTCTTGATGATAGCTTTTTCGTGTAAATCTACAGTATGTGCAGCTTCATAAATATCTTGTTTAAGCTCTTCTTGCTCTTGTTCACTAATCAACCCAGCTTCAATCTTCTCTTGAAGAAGCGTACGAAATAACCACGCTGCTGCTTCCGAGTGCAAATGTTCATCACGGGCAGAGAAGTTGATTCCACTTACAACATTCAAAAGTTTATTCTTCCCTTGACTCTGGAAGTGCTTCAAGAAAGCAAAGCTAGAGTAAAGAATTGCACCTTCACCAAACACGAAACAACCCAAAGCACGTAAATCATCTTTAGCAGACAAGGTGTTTTCCATAAACTCAATGCGCTGCTTCAATTCAGGGTCTTCCAAGTATTCGTTGTAGAAACTGTCAGTCGCAATCCCAAGCTCCTCATTCAACGTACTATAAAACTTCTGGTGGACCGCCAGCTCCATTGCACCGAACATTGCAGCCATCGGTTGAATATCAGCAGGACGTGGGAACTTCTTCATTACAAAGTTAATCCAGAATTCATTCCCAATAATCTGCTCATATTTACTAAACAGCTTTAAGGTTTCAATTGTCCCGTGACTCTCTGCCTCTGTCATGTTGACTAAAATGTCTTGTTTATCCTTCCCAACCTTAACCTCAAAGTGTGGCCAGAAGACAGCTTGTTGTTTGTTCATAAACTCTACAGCTTCGGGATAATCCACTGTGAAGGTTGACTTAGGTGTTTGAATTCTTGTCTTTACATCCGTCAATCCTCTTCTCCCCATTCCTTAAATTCGTTTGTTGAAACGCTTTCACTTGTCTTGCTCATATTCTTCAATTCTTTACGAAGAGTCATATCCCCAGAGCTTGCAATATGAGCGTCAAGACTAGCCGATCCTGTGGCTAAGAATTCTTTATCTGTGCGCTCTGACCCTTCATATCGTACGCCGTACCACGGTTCCTTTCTAGTAAGACAACGATGTGTACATACTACTTGCTCGTAGCCGAGGCCAACGGCCAGGCCATTCTCATGCAACACTTCTTCTGCTTTCTTCTGGTCCCCGTCCTTAATAGCTTGTTTGAATTTATCTATTTGAATTAGATCATAGAGCGAGAGCGAAAAACCTGTACTACTCATATATTCCCCTTATTCTTTCATTTCACGATACGATTCGTATGGACTTTGGCCAGAGTAATAACAATCTAGAAACTCTGTAAGATTCTCAATAAAGATCAGAAAGGCTCCTGACTTATCTGGAAGAAACTCCCTTTGTTTGATTATGTTTACTGTATCCATTGCCCAAGCAGGAAGAGAATAATCATCTCGTTCTTCTATGTTACCGTGTTGATCAAACATTTTATTTATCCTCTACTAAAGCCACATAACTTACAGGAAACAACTCTTTAACAATCTCTGCCACTTGTTGTGCAACTACTCGTGTTTCATATTGAGTATGTTCATCAAGACGAAGAACAAGCATATCACAGAAGGCCCCCAATGTACCGCTCCAAATCCATGTCGTCATCATCGATTGTGGAAGAACTTGTCTGGCTTGTTCGGCACACACGCCTAAAGACAAAAGCCGTTCATATTCTTTAAGGCTTGCTTGAGCCAACTTCTCAGGACTTTGACCACAACCCACTTCACCTTTCCACTCCAACAATGTAGCCCGTGCAAATGTTTCTAGTTGTTCTGGCGTGGCTGAGCTTTTCATTCGGTTAGCCAAATCACTAATAACTCGAACGTTCCCCTTTACATACCCCTTGTCAGGGTAAATTTTGTCAAAGGTAGGGGTATCATCAAAAATACCACCTCGTGAAACATCATAGTTTAGTGGGATATTCATCAAAGGGCAAACTTCATTCCACTCAACATCTTCAATGTTTAGATCAAACGGAAGACCTTCTGCCTTTACTCTCCACCCCAGACGTGCAAACTTGATAGTGCAAGGGTTGCGTCGTTCACTTGGTGTACCTTCATCACGCTTCCATTTACTGTTAATAATATCTACAAACTCTGTTGCAGAAGATCCTTGTTTTACATTTGGGGCTGCCTTGCGCCAGCGGTCAGGCTTGTAGAATTCTGGCGTATCAGTAACATAACGACGTGACACCTCGTTAAATGGCATAAACTTGTGCTTGACAAGTTGTCGTGCTACAAATACCGGAGCTGTAACACGAACACTAATGAAGCTATGATTAAATGGTGAATAATGCTTGTGGTTTGCGAGGTACTTGATAAGTTTTTCATCCGAAGATTTCAGTTTCTTATTTCGTCCACCACAAACACAAGTGAAGCACATCTCATCACAAGAGTAGTCCCACTCACTCTGCTTATCAAAAGAAGTTCTCGCAGCATCTACTACAGCAAGGTCATCCCCGCTATGTCGCAGGTATTCAACTTTAATCTGTATCATTCTTCCTCCTTATTCAATTCTAAATTCTGTTTATACTCTACCATACTCAAGTGTTCTTGCCAAGAGAATGGGCAAAATGATTCAACCTCAAAACTCATTCCGCTGGATATAAACATAGCATAATCTTCTTCTGTTTTCACTAGCTCAAAGTACCTTTCAGATGGTAGATTCATAGATACTCCTTGCAAATTCTTTCAACAACTTCATCACTCCATTTATTAATCACCATATTTACATCACACTCTACACTTTGATCATACGGTGTGTCAAACAATATCCGCTTGTTAAGGTCGAAGCCTTTCAGATGCTCTTTCCTATCATCTACAAGCGCTACAACAGCATCGTTGAATACAAACTTCTCATGCGTAAGTACAACAGCCTTCTTGAACGGAAACCACTCCTCAAGCCAATAGTATTTAGAACGTCCATGTGTCCCGCTTTGTTGGCTCAAGAATACAATATCAAAATATTGCGAAAGCATTTCCAGTACTCGTACACTACCCTCTATTGGCTCAAATTGGAAGTAATCAAGCTGTTTCCAGTATAACATAGGTTCCTGTACAGACGGAAATATTTCAGCTAGATTGTAAGGAAGCATCCCATCTTCCCGTTTAACCATCTTCGCGAGACCATTGTAATACTTCAAATAGTCATACCATCCTTGGTTTGTATCAATTACTGTGTTGTCTACATCAATCGCAAGCTGTCTTTTACCACTCATTGATAATCTCTTTCAAGTAGTATTCAGCTTTCTGTACATCTTCAATATTATTCTTCAAAGGAGCACGTAGAAGATATTGAAGAAGTTCCTTGTAACAACCTGCTTGATAGAAATCAAATGAAATATTTTCTTGGCTTTCCCAACGCTCAAGAATAGCCTTCACTACATGCTTCACTTCAATCGAATCTCCCTCAATCTCATCTTTATTGAAGAGAATATAATGGTTGGGTGAATTGATCATATCCTTTGTTTTTGTTTTCTCCACAACCTCTTCAAACCTATTCCAAAGTACAGGACCAATATCTCCAAAAGAAACAGTGTGAATGTTCATTTTCCAGTTGTCTTCAAAAGGATAACTACAAATTTGTACTGTACCTTTAACGTAGTTAGGTTGCCCAATTACAACTATCTGATCGTTTATTCTAAACGGATAATTTAAGCCCACTTTCATTAAACAAACATCCCCATCGTCAAGCGGTGACATCACCATAACACCTCCTAATCTTTAATAAAAATCCCGTTCTGCATAATGCCTGTACGACCCTTGATCTCATTGTAGGCCGCCTCTACGCATTCGTCAATAGAAAATCCCCACATCTTTGCTTGGATCACTAACGTTACAATAATGTCTCCAATGGCATCTTTGGCTTCGTGCGCAGAGTTACGATCAATGGCTAAAACTAGCTCAATCACCTCTTCTTGAGTTTTGTCCCATTGAGTGTCTTTAGTGGCCTTGTCGAAGATGCCTCTGGCTGTTGCCCAGCTTATCACTTCCTGTTCGTATTTCAACTATATTCCTTCTTAACTTGTGATATTAGATAACAGTGAATCTCTTTTGGCTTTCGTCAACAAGTTTACTCGTGATCTACGCTGAACACCAGTGATTTTATTACGATAGCGTTTATATTTCCCTAGATTACTGTAGTGGAAACCATCTTCTTCCCAAACACTCATATCTAGAATTTCATCTACATAAACATCAAAGTTAGGAAGAGTGTTATCCCAACTGCTAAGTAGGTCGTAAAGCTCTTCCAGACTCAACACATCATTGATGTTGTAAAGCTTCATCTCAGCCCAAGCTTCAGGATTATTCTTCATACACTCAGACCAGAGCAAATGGCCTGCAAACTTACCGTGTTCAAGCTTCTTATACTTAGTACATAGTTGGTCTGTCATATAGGCTAACTTATTCGAAGTGAATCCAAACTGAGCCTTGGCAATATTCAATGTATCAATCTGACGAAATGTACTCGGCTTAGGGTATCCATTAAGAATAAGCCGTGCATTGATTTTCTTCACATCAAATCGTTTGCTATTTTGACCGATAATAATATCGGCTTCATTCATTAATTTCCAAAGGTTACCTAGAAGCTTGCTATCATCTTCAAAGTCTTCGGCTCCTTGGAGGTCTTCATAAATAACATCATCACAGCCTTTCCATTTAGCGCAATAGGACAGTATAGACCAGTCTTCTTGTATTTGGTTCAGCCCAACATTCTGATCAAACAACCGCCACACATGGGCAAGGATCGGTTTTGTTTCTATATCGATGAAGAGAATCTTTGGAGCGTTTTGTACGACAGGGATGATAACACTAATACCTTGGCCTGAGTAAAACTTCTTCACCAAATCATTAATTGTTGATTTACCTTTACCAAGTACACTAGCAATGTATCTGCTAGAAAACCCCTCTGACTTCATTAGTAAAGCTTCTGTTTTCCAATCTTTCAAAACCCACCTCCCCAAACTTGCCATTGCCACACACTACTATATACACCGAATTCTAGGAGAAGGCTCCAGTAATAGAAGCCCCAGTACGATTCTTCTACGGTTGGTGAGTCATTCATTCTTCCACTCCAAAGTCAGTGACTCGTTTACCATCTTGTGTGAAATATTCTTTATTCAACGCCTCAACTACAGAACCGCTAGCACAATAAGCAGAGCACTTCAGACAAGGACAACTCATCGATATTGGTTTCAGTCTATATTCTGGAGGCAGATTATCCCACAAGCAATCTGATTTAGTCTGAACAGATTGCTTGTAATCCCTTAAGAAAGGGTCTTTCCAACCAATAGTTGGTGGATTAATTTTAACAACCTTTTGTTCAAGAAGCTTGTCCAGCTTGGCTTCAATTCGTGCAAGTTGGATTGAAAGTTCTGTGAACATTGTTTCTTTGGATAACTTAGACATTATCACCCCTCATATTCCTAATTTTCATTAGGATAGCAGATTCGACACCCTTATTAAAGAAACTTTCTTCTTTGTATCTACGGAGAGCCTTTTCAAGGGCTTCAGCCTTGGCTGCCCTGTACGCATTAGTGGCCTCCTCTTGTGTCTTGAACCTACCTATCTCTACAGAAGACCCCTCAATAGTCATCTTAGCTACAAACTTCTTACCTACCACATACACGCCTGGGCCATATTTAGACCCCATTCTGGCAATTGAGACAACCACATTAAGATAGTTTGGCACAAAGGCACAGGTTGACGCGGAATAAACTTTATTACCTTCCACTAATATATCCTTATCAAGCTGAAGTCCTTCCCAATACTGATTCTCCATCCAAGCTTTGAAGTTTGAAAATGTCAACCAATCATCGGCCACAGAGCATCCTTCGTAAGTTGGGCGGTCTAAATGGTTATATGCTCGGTGAAGCATTGAAGTCCACCTTGAAAAATAAGGGCACGTCCAGAGGACTTTCTTTACATATTTACCGCTCTCATTTTTACGACTCTCGCTGATTGCTGTAGTGTAACCAGCGTCATTTATACCAAAACCAGCAACAAGTTTTCGGCTCTTGCATAATCTTATTTTCTTGTCATTCATTTAGTTGTTCCTCTAAAAGTTTATTAACAATCTGCCCTCTACGCTTAAGACCATTCTTCTCTGGGCGAATCCCTTTCTCCTTAAGCCATTCCACATCCTTCTTAGCTTTACAAATAGCAATTGCTGCCTTTTGAGCTACAGCTTCTTCAAAGCTTATTTTTTGTTTTTCAGCGTAAGATTTAATTTTATGGGCTTCACGAGACACATATTGTAAATTCTCTTTAGAAGCACATAGATGTTGAACGAATGGTAGCAGGTCTTCCCAGTCTTGTAAAGAAACGTTACCTATAATATGGTCAATTTCAGCGGCTGACTTCCCCACCCACTCACCACTTAATGCACAATATGCACCAGATTTAGCCCTTCCAGTGTAATCTTCTGGGGGGACGTCTACAACAGAGTTTTTAAATTCAATCTTCCCAGGCCAGCGATTCCACACAGCTTGTCGTAGTGCCCCGCGTAGGTAGTTGAAGAAAGCTGCTTTTGTTCCCCAAATGTGATTAAATTCTATCCATGGCTCTTTCATTCCAAATACCTATCCATATTCCACTTATCCTTTTCACTACGTAGCAAATAAAGAAAGAATCCATTCTCATTCAACCTATCATCCCAATCTTCTTCCCAAGCTGCTGAATAGCATTCATAAACTCTTTGTGCTAAATCCCTTTCAGTTTTACATTCAGCAAGAATCTTTGTAGCTGTAGCAGGACCAACACCCTTCGTCTTGATGCTAAAACGTTCCCTAGTGATGTCTGAGAGCTTTTCAATACCAGGGATAGCATCTGCATTATCCCCAGTCAAAAGCTGCGTAGCGAAGTTGTAGGACTGTTGAAAGGCATCGTTCCAGAACACCCCCTTCTCTGGTTTGAAGTAGTTGAACATCCAGCCTCGGCTATTTGCAAACAAGTCCTTGTCGCAGGCCGCGAGTATGACATTTGCACCATCTTTATTCTTAGACTTCAAAGCTTTTTCATAACTTTCCCAAGCGTAAATATTACATGAATCGTCAGTTTCCCGCTGTACAGATTCTACTAATTGCTTCTTGTATTTCTTAACTACAAACTCTCTGCACTCTTCAAACAACAGTGGTTTAGGTGGTCTATGAGATTTATATTGGACATATTTGGATTCAAAGTCTTTACGGAAGTTCCCCTCCCCTTCAATACAAATTTTATAATCTGTACATTTAGTTGCTTCAAGAATGTTTTCAATCTTTTGTTTGATTGATTGAAAAGCAAATCGAGTTTCACCAACAATAGAACTTACAACTTGAAAATCAAATTCATCTTTAGTCCACTTATCTTGAGACTTGATCCAATCATTAAATGATGTTTTTGAATCAAAGAGTTTTTCACGTCCAGATGATTTATGGATTACATTGCATTTATTTTCTTGGTGCATTGCAGCTGAGCTGTACAAAATCGTATCACAATCTAAAACTAAAAGTTTACCCATAATACCTCCTCACTCCAATAATTCATGATACAAATTATGATTCTTAAGAATACTAGCCATCTTCTTGTTTTCCTCTTGCAATCCGCCCTTGTCTGCTAGTAGCTGAATCACCATTGCTCGCAATAAGCCAACATGGGTAGAACGAGAATCAGTATTTAGATAGAAGTTGGCTACAGTGGCATCAAGATCGTTGGCTTGGTAAAGTTGTTTTAACCACTGCATTTCATCACTTGTCATTCATTCTAACTCCTCCGTTACTTTCATAAATTTGAATAACCTTATCTACATTGTATGTGTAGGTAGTTTCGGTAAAGCCATCTGGCATTTCCTCTTTACCTAAAATCCCACTAACAACACATTGTTTAACTTCATTCTCAGCTTCTCTACACTGAATAAAGTTTGGGAAGGTCCAAACTCCAAACTTCCTGATGTCATAGACAGAATACCTCCCCTGTGTTTTCAATCTTCTATGGCTCAACGAAGATATTCCAAACTTAATCGCAATGTCATTACCCGAGTCTGAAATTATATTTATATAGGCTTCAGTCATTTTTGTTGTATATGAGCACTCGCAAGGTACTTTCCCTACTGAAAGATTTGACTGATGTGATGTTCCACTAAACCCACATTGGGGACATTCTATATTCCAGAAAGTTTTATGTCCACTCTTGTTTTGTAAGTCTGACCTTGTAAATATAGTTCCACTCTGGAACATTCCAGTGCTCATAAATTTATCTGCCATCTGATTGTCCGGTTTTGTAAATCTCTTGGCAATATACACATCGGCGCACTTCCGACAACCTGATTGCTGGTTTATAAGGCTGTTAAGTGATGTTGTCGCATAAATACCATGAACGGGGCACTCAATCTTACACTTAACACGTGTATCCTTGAACTCCCCTTCCCAATCGATGAATTTTAACCCTAAGAATTCACAAGTTCTAGTTGCTTCAATAGCATACTGTGCTATTGTTCTTTTATGACTTTTTGCGCAACCACATGGTATACGCCCAGATGTCAAGTTGGTCAGTGTTGCACTGAAGTATCCTTCACCAAACATCTCCTGATCCTTTGCACATTCCTTACAAATAAGCACATACTTTTTAGCTGACCTGTATTTACCACTCCAGCCAATAATTTCAATTTGCCCGTCTTTACCAAACTTCCTACCAGTATTTTGATTCTCTACTAATCCAAAGTTTGGATCTATCACGTCTAATAGATCCAAAATATTCCCCCTGTATCTGTTAATCAGTTAACTGCTGATATGCCTCTTTGATTAAAGCAAACTCCCCGCTAACCTCTTCAAAATTATTATCTGCATAAAACTTTGCAACTTTCTTGATAACTTTAAAATCAAGTTCGTTTTCTTTAGCCCGCTCAGTTTCTCCCTTGATTGCCTCACGAGTGCTAATTTGCTGCTCAAAAAGGCGGACAAGATTATTGAAGTATTCTTTTTCGGTGTACTGACTCATTATTTGAATTCCTTATTGGTGATTGCTTCTTGAGCTAGTTGGTATGCCCGATCAAACAAATTTTGCTTCTCTTTCATTTATTTTTCTCCTTACAAAATTATAAAATTACTTTCAGATTGTATCTCAAGTTTACCAGAAGAGTCTTTGAAGCCAAACACATACAATTCTTTTGCTTCTGTATTTACAAATTCAAGCCTATTAGCTGGGCTAAAGTATACAGTCCCTCGTTTGTTAGGATTATCTTCCAGATAAGTCTGCATACGATGCTCTAAACTCTGTATGTGACAATTACGAAGTCTTTCTAGCTTACAGTCAAGCAACGCCTCGTAATCATCCTCCGATACTGGAGGGTCAGAGGGGAGAATTACATCACCCAAAGGATAACATTTTGTTTCGTAGTATTCACCATCTTTTTCAAATAGAATTGTCTTCAAATAAATAAAGTCGAATTTATCTTTTGAGGGACACTCATTAGAAATTGATTCTAAACTATTTGTGTGGTCAGTGCAACTAATTGGTGGGCTGTATGTCGTTTGTCCACTCATGCTTGTATCTCCTTAAATAAGGTATCACTTAAAAGTGGCACATCCTTGTGCCTTAGTGTTAGATCAGAAAGGTAGTGAACCTGATTCATCAAACTCTTCCGGTTCAGGTTGTGGAGCAACTTTAGCTTTTGGCTTAGGTGCTTCAGGCTCCTCTTCAGCAGACTTACTCTCCACTTTCTTAACCTTGTAGCTCACCCCCAAAACATCATCTTCTACGCTATCAGCAGCTGTCTTCCCCTCATACGGAATATGCTCAATCACTTGAACAGTATCCAGAGTAACAACAAGCTGATTGTCTTGGTTACGATAAGCAAAGAGCTTCAGGGTACATACAGAGCCATTGCCGATGTTCTCAGCAAATGCATTACCTTCAGTGTCAATCACGTTGACATTCATGAGGTTGCCTTTCTTGCTGAACTCAGGCTTGGCGACGGTGAAGCCATACATACCATCTACTACATCATAATTAACCTTACCCTCTTCAACTTGAGAAGACAGCGGGTACTTAATTCGACGTGGTGGCTTGCTGGTTTTATCCTTACCAACCAGAGCAAAGGTTTTGTTCACCATCACTTCATCCAGCAGCTTATCTTTAGTTTCTTCGTCTACGAATGCAGTAAGACTAAATTCTTTCTCCTCTGCTTGATACTTCTTCTTAGGTTCATGCACTGCTGCATAAAACACAGTAGCGTTTTTGATGTACAGATTGCAGGTTTCCAGAGTACCAGACTTAGGAAGTTCTTTTACGATGATACTAGTTTTCATATTTAATTTTCTCTATTTAAGTTTATTTGATAGTTTTCATATCGGTTAATTAAAGCTTTTGCTACACGTTCATCAGTCTGTTCGGCAGCCAATATATACGCCTGTTGAATTTTAAAGTCAAGCCAAACTTGATGCGCCTGTTCTGGAGTATTATACCTCCCCAGAGTTTCACCATTCCCTGTCGCCCTGTACTTACTATTTTTCTCTAACCACACACCAGTAGGAAGGTGATCAATAGATTTAAACTTCTCTGAAAGAAACAGATTAACTTTTGAAAGCACGAAGACACAAGTTTCAGGGCTATAAAATTTATTATCTGAAACTAGAATATCTTTATCTAATTCCTTACCCTGCCAATCCTGATTCTCCATCCAAGCTTTGAATTTAGAAAAGTAAATCCATTCGTTGCAAACTGAACATTCAGAGTATGTGGGCTGTCTTTTGTGTAACAGAGGATCATAACACCTTCGTAGCATTTCTTTCCAAGTTAAGTAGAAAGGACACGCCCACACTATCTTGTATTTCCCCCCTACAACCTCCCTCCTACACACATTGTAATCAGCATCATTTATACCAACACCGCAGACAAGCTTAGTTTTTGTCATTAATCTCACATCTATACGCCTCCTGTGGCCTGATATTTACATTATTTAGTCACATAGTTTTGAGACTGTGTTATTCAAGCATTAATACCAGAATTCTTTTTCATTTGAAGATAAGTCGCTCGTACACATTCTGCAAGAACAATAGTAGTTTTCAGTTCCCCGTTCCGTATAGATTGTAGCTTCTCATAATTATTTTCTACTTGAAGTCCTATCGCTAGAGCTTCCTTTCGTAGCTGTTTTGCTCGTTTGTTGCGTATATTGTTTCTCCCTTATCTGATTTTCTTATCCAAATTATAACGCAAAATACTCACTTTCTCTTTATACATACCTTCATACAGACGTCTGCACTCTCTGGCTTCTTCTCGTGAATAGGCAATATCTTGAATGGGGAGGCCTGAAGATTTGATGATGCAAGTGTATATGAATTTGTTTTTCATTTCAATCTCCCTCAGTAATTATTATATGTGATAATGCAGTTACCGCTAACTTCTTTAAGTTTATTATCGGATTTGTCAATAAAATAATAACCATCTGAACTTTCTGAGTTAGAAACTTTACCTGTAGACTCCCCGCTATAAATAAGACGTTCGCCAGAGTAACAATCTACTTTTGCAGAACCACCCAGAGCTGAGAATTTACCCATTTGTGCATCGGTGCAACCAACAAGCGAAATACCCAGTACAGCAATAAGCGCATAAACTTTCATTTTACTCTCCTTCACTAATCATATATTCTATAACCTCTTGAGGACTAAGACAATCCTCAGAATTGTTATGCCATTGTCGTGTTAATGCTTTACTTTCTTTTAGGGCTTCGTGCTTTGAGTAGCCGAAGTCTTCATAGAGAATGTAATAGCATTGTTCTTCAAAATCTGAACGGGTGATCATTAGTTCCTCTTAATATGCAAGTTTAGTGTAAAGAATCAGTTCTCCGTCTTCAATTTGAAATTTTACTACTTTGTGCTCAGAACTGCAACCACTTTGAGCAACAAAGAACTCTTCGTCTCGATGATATTTATATTCCCCACCTTTCCAGCCGTGGTGAACCTCCCCTAGATCACTTTCCAGTTGAGCTGCGATAGCACCAGCAAGACGGCCACCCTCTACATAAAAGTAGGAGATTGCTGGAATATCATAAGAACCTCTCCAACTACCAAGAGAATTGATTGTAAAATCTGAACCTAGGAACCGTACTGGATACTGAGAGTTTTGTTTAAGAACTTCAATCAACTTACCAATTGTAAAGAAATCTTCCGTTGAATAGTCGTCCGTACCACCAGTAATCAAATCATAACCCATTCTATATCTCCTCCAATTTGCACAGTGTGCTTTGTATGTTTACGTGTATCTACGTTGTGGATTGTCTAGCGTTATTTTTACGATTCCATGAATCTTTCTCTCCGTGTGTTTCGTGGAACCCATATAGATCCTCAGCATCTTTTCGGGCCTTAATTGCATCCTCGATGTCTTCAAAATATCCAAGGTGAATCTTCTCACCGCTGATGCTGATTTGAGCATGCCATTTCTGACCTGCTTTATACCACATTACACCATTATATCCAGAAGTATTTGTAGTAATTCTTCCTTGGTTACGTTTATTTTCTAAACGCGGTACATCTCGCAGGTTTGACCAACTATTATTTGAACGTACACCGTCCTCGTGATCAATTTCTCCCACAGGCCAACTACCTGTCATATAAAACCAAGCGAGTCTGTGACCTCTATATCTGCGCAGATTAATAGTTAATATAATATAACCTTGGTCATTAATACTACCAGCCTTATCACCTACATGCAACCCTCGTTTTGGAATTTTCCATGAAAAGAATCCTGAAACAGGATTATAATCTAGGCTCCTCTTAAGTTCCTCTAGCGTCAAATCTGAATCTTTTTCTGATCCTAACCTTCCCATTCTGGAACCTCTGCACCTACACCCTCAATAAGTTTTCTGGCTTCATTGATGTAATATGAATAATTTACATTTTTCCATTTAAAATCAGCCATATCGTTACATGTTGCAACCTTCCAATCACTTTCAATACTCATTCTTCGCTCACCTGCTTCTTCTTTACCTTCCAAGGGAGGCATAATTTTAATCATATCCCCACCATCCTCACAAGGATAATAACGGCAGATATTTTGTTGTGGTGTGTCGTTGCCTTCTGAATCTGTTAATACCAATCGACTGTTACGAGGCACCTTAACGCGGAGCATCATATCAAAAGGATCTTCATGATTAAAGATGGTCTGCCTAAAATCCTCACCTTCAGTTAAATATTTCAAAGCTGCAATTGGAATAATCATCGCAGAGTGGTTCTTTGACCACCCCAACTTCTCAAAATGAGCTACTTCATAACGACCTTTACTCTTAACTTTCCCATCCATATAAACGGCAAGGTAATTATTGACGTCTGAAAGATACATTTTACTGTATTCAGCGTATTCAAGGTCAAGTTTTACAATCTGCTCCCACTCCTTAGATACTCTGTAATAGTCCTCGACCTTATCTTTAGGTACAAGAGCTGTCACACCATCGGTGTTGCACTGAATTAGCTTACACCCAATCTCTAGGTACATTTCAGCCAACATGCACAACGAAAGCTGTCCATTGATGGTAATTTTCATGGTGTAAGCCGGATCAAAGAACGGTGAATACTCTGAGTTGGATTTCCCGTAAACACCGTTCAAAGCTAGCTTAATCGCCGCGTTTGCACCACTTCCTTTCGGGTATTTCTTACGTTCCTCATATAGATGTTTGTACACCTTACAGAAGGTTAATCCCAAATGCTCAGGGTGAGCGTTATTACTGATACTGATATTTGGGTACATTGATGCCACGTCAGCATCAATAATCTGGTAATCATCATCTGATGATACAGTCACGGAACTCAAAGATGCGTGAATACCTCCCGTGCCAAAATCGAAACGCAACCCATCAATTATAACGTTAATTGTCTCAACAACGTTATAACACCAATAATAACTAATCGCTCCTTTAGGACTCTTCAGTTCTTTCTCTTCAATCCAACCTAAAGGTTGTTCTTTCTTTAATACTTCAATCAAATCTTCCGATGGTACATATCGTTTGTTTTTCTTGTCAATAGGATCAGAAAGCTTTTTCTTCTTGACTACCATCTCCGCATACTTTGCAACATCACCTAATTGGTGTTCTAGGTAGTCGCTGAATGCACCTTTGGTTTCTGTAATCACTTGTGACTTGAACCAGTTATGAACTGCTTGGAATTCAGGTCGCTTAAACTTCAGGTAATCAAACAAACAATCTTTAATGACAATCCTATCCCGTTTAGTTTGACGCATTTTCCTACCGCGATCACTTTGAATGTAGCACAATCCCTTTTGTGCTTTCTCAAGGGAATTAATAAAAAGCTCTGAGCCTATTTTAGTGTCGTTGTAGTTCGTACAGTCAAAACCAAACTGGATACTAAGTTCATCCCGAAGCTTGAGAGCATCATAAGAGTACCAATAGAACTTCAGAGTCTCCATGACGTCGTGTTTGTTGTACTTGATCAACGTGTCTTTCTGTTTGTCATCAAGGATAGTCCCTACCGGAAATGGTAAATCCTCAATGTTTTTACTCCTCATATTGAATTCTAAAACCTTCAACGAAGTAGCCTTTGCTCGGTTATCGAAATGGTGAATCTTATACAAATCAACCTGACGAATAATAACATCATCTTGTTTGATCATTTTACCAAACTTTTCATCATCCTGAGCATTAATCAAATCCATGGCGACTTTGTAAAGCTCTTTTGCTGTCAGTTTTACTGGTTCACCTTTCTTAAATGCCTTCTTTGCTTTAGTCAGAATGTGATGAAGGATGGGGTAATCAAACCCAACCGAGTTAAACCCTACGAGACGATAGTCCCCAACCTTCACTTTCCGAAGGAACTCTAATAACCCTTCAGTTTCATTCTTCCTATCACTGATTTCAAATACACGTATCCCTTGTCCGTTAGCATAAACAAAACATGCGGTAAAACAGTTTGGGAAAGTTTCCAAGTCCCAAATGAAATCAGTTTTGAACCATTTCTTCTCCAAAACAACCCCTCCCAAATTGAACGGAGGATTTTACCCCTCCTTATTTCAAAAGTCAACCATGTGTGCTGGTACTTCAAGTGACTCAGCAGAAGGTGGCTCAAGGAACTCTTCTGCATACGGATCAGATGTAGCAAACAAATGGGTTGTGCTGTGGTCATATCGCAACCAACCGGCTTCACCAGTGTTACCAGTCCGACGACATTTAACCAATTGTAACTTGGTTGCTGATTTCTTGATGGGGCACTCGTTCATTTTGTCTCGACTCAATAGAATAGTATTGAATGCAATTTGATTCAGACTAGAAGAACCCATGAGAGAATATTCAGTTACAGCGTGTGGGTTTTCTTCAGAAGGCTTGCGCATGTGACTCACTGCAACCACGCAAGTATCTGTTTCCTTTGCAAACTTCAACAGAGTATCCATAAACTCAATAATTGCACCATTATCACTACTGTTCACACCAGCTTGGACTGGATCAATAATGATGACATCGCAATTTTCAGCTTTTGCTAGATAATTCAGTTTATCAAAAATCTCTGATGTTGAAATACTACCCTGATGGTCAACATAAACGAATTGATCCTTCTTTGCAAGATTTTCAAAGAATCGATACTTTAGAGCCTCAATGTCTACATTGTTACGATTTACAGTCCGCAGATTCATCCCAGCATCAAGTGACAACAAATCACGTACCACCTCTCGTTTAGTACCCTCTAGATACATTGCACCAACTTTAAATTGTGTATTCTCAATCAACGAATATACAACATTGTTGATAATAGAGGACTTACCAATGGAAGTCAATGCTCCGATTATAGTAATTTCACCTTTTTCCATACCACCATTCATCATTTCATTCAAGTGCGACCATGATGCAGGGAATGGAATTTTTACATTGTTATCCTCGCTTTCAAAATCATCCCACATCTGACTCAAATGCAGAACATCGACCCGACTAAAAGGCGTAGCTTTCCAAAATAATTGCTTTAGTTCAGCGGATCGCCCAGCTTTAACCATGTCAGATGCATCTTTAATTCCTTGTGGGAATTTGACAATAAATCCTTTACCGGGACTCAGTAGACGTGCAGCCTCCTCTACATATTTCTGTGCTGAATCATCGTTGTCAAATGCCAGAACTACTTTATCAAAGGAATTGATGTATTCAAAATTAGCCTTGAACTGTTTGATAATACTACCATCACCACAAGTTACGCTAACAACAGGTGTCCAATATTCGGTGTTGTCTTTCTTTGAATAAAGAGCTTGAGCAAAAGCTAGCGCATCCTCTTCCCCTGTAGTAACAACAAGATATTTCTGTCCAGCTTCAAATACAGATTGGCCAAATAGTTCATTAGTTGCTTTTGTACTACCGATACCAATAAAATCTTTTGGTGTCACACGTTTTTTATAACCAACAATCTTACCATCTGAGGTTGATGGGTAGTAGCGGGCTATTACATCAAAGCTATTTTCTACTTCAGTGTGTACTCCATATTTAACACTTACGGGTTGCCCGATACCCCGATCTTTCCAGCCTCGGAAAGGAATAGTTTCAATAGTTGAAAAATCTACAGCTTCTGTCAATTTACTTTTCCCCTCTTTAATCTTAACCCCCACTTCTTCAAGCTGAGAATGATTGAAATAATTACTACAGACAAAACAGAAAGCATCATTGATTTGCTTTCCATCAATTTCTTTTATATAAACTGCCATACCATCAGACGAGGAACAATCTTCCCCAATACAAGCTGCATGATATAGAAGTTCTCCATCTGGTCGCTCTTGTTTACTCAATCTCCCCTCCTAATCTTACAACTTCAATTCATAAAAGTCCAACTTTCCCAAATCACTCTTCAACCTACTTCTAAACGATTCTTCCCCATCATCATCAGAAACAAGCCAATCAATTCTCTGAACATACACCTCAGCTTCTCTGAGAATATTAACGGCCTTCTTAAATTCTTCAATCATATCTTCAGGATAGCTTCTATAACGATTATCTCCATAACTATCTTTCTCTTCACTTCCATTGTGAAAGATTAAATCATCAATAGTGGAAGCAATATTTGCTATTTTATACTGATCATAATCAAAATATCCACCACTCATTCTTTGTCGCCCTGTATGAGCTGAAGATTAGGCCGCTTCTTCTCATCAGCATTACGAAGCTCTTCAGCCTCAATTGAGGCGTATTCCTCCAAGAAAATAGTATACCCCTTATCTCGTTCTCGTAGGATAGTTTCACAGATAGATTGTACAGCTGTAACAAACCAGCTAGGTGTAGCATAAAGGTTTGCTTCTATTCCAAGAAGCTCTTGATCAAAATTATTCATAGTCTAACTCCCGAATAGCATTATCAATGCTTCGTTTCAAATCATAAAGCTCTCCTCGAAGATGTTCTATGGTATCTTGATCTTCCTCAGCTGTAAAGGAACAATCCTGAAACATATATTCAAGTACATCAGTCATATCAAACCCATTAACTTCAAGTACCCCACGATAGGCTAGATCACGAAGCTCTTCTGGGCTGTACTGGCGATATTCTTTTGCTAGGTTTATTGTGCTCATTAGTTAGTCCCCTAAACAGAGAAGGGGCTTTCACCCCCTTCAATTTATTGCTGGATTAGACGCTGGCTTTCAATGCCTCAAGCTCTTCAAGAGAAAGGTTAGCCAGTTTCTCATTCTGTTTCTGTACAATGAGACTATCAATGTTCTCAAGCTTAGCTTTACGTTGAAGTTCTTCAGTTTTCTTCTTGTTCTCTTCCATGCGTACATCAATCACATGCTTTACAAGATCAAACTTGAGCTTCAGCACTTCATCTTTCTTGGTGCTTGTTACAAAGCTTTCTTCGGAACCCTTCAGTTCCTTGTTCAAAGCAACAGCTAAAGAATCAAGAGAAACCTTGCTGTTGGAAGTTAGTGGTAGTGACCAGAGGTCTTCTGTGCTGATCATTCCAACCGCTGTTTCAAAGCGTAGTTTCTGACGGGATGCAATTTCAAAGATGTTTGTAGTTTCAGTAGTCATATTTATTTCCTCTTAATTTAGAATTTAATGTTCAGGTTAAAACTTAACATTCAATACACGATTGATAGAACCTTTCACACGTACAAGAATTTCTTCTCGTTTGGTGGTTGAGAAGCCAATCCCGCTCAACTGATTTTCATTGTAGCCTACCTTCATACTTGATGCAAGCAGTTCAAACGTCTTACGATGTGCAGTGAGGTCATCACGGAGGAATTCATTGTAGAAGCCGCGTGTACCTTCTTCATTGACGCAACCTTTCAGCATAAAGAATACGTGCTCGTTACCTACCTTCTTACTTTCCCAGAAGTTAGGGGAGCGGGTGATGAGGTCTACAGGTGCCCAATCTTCAGTTTTGATATTCCATTTCTCACTAGAAGACGAACCCTTTACCATATTACTTACTGTGATGTTGCCTTGTTTGTCCTTGGTAATCACTCCAACCTCAATAGTTGCTCGGCTACTTAGGTCTTTAGGGTGAGTAAAGCTGAACACTTGCCCTTCAATCTCTACCTCTACTTCAAACCCGACATTAGCAGTCCCACGTTTATTGTAGTTGTTTACATAAATACTGTATTCCCCAACTGGCATTTCAGCAGAACGACTCCAAACAATGTTTTCAACAGGATCAACAGCATTCATCCCACTACCGCCATTCATATCCACATCAAGAATACAACCAAACAGCTTACTGTAGCGATTACTAAAGTACATGCGCCGGTCAGTTCTTTTGCAAATTACACCTAAATCAAGATCATCACTGTTATGCCAGGACAGAGACACACGAACATCACCATCAACCTTACCGCCCGCTTTCTTGACACGCTCTTTGATGGAGTCTGTCACTTCACCATCATATGACCAAGAGAAACCGTTGTCCCATTTAAACAATGCTGGTGATTCACCGTGCATAGGGGCCACCAAGCTTACAAAGTTGCTCAGGTGCTGGTTCTTAATAAATGCTTCAATTTCAGTTGCTTTTGGTAGAACGTTAGTAAGGAAGTCCTTGATGCTAATATCTTCTACGTTTGTAAATTCAGGTACAGACTTCTTCGTCGGCTTTATCGAATCAAATGCACCACCAAGAAGCTTAGGTTTCACACTCCCATCAACAAACAGCACATCATTGACAGAAATATCTTCTCGTACAGCGTATCGACGAGAAAGAGAATCTTCAATACCTAGAGCCTCTACTTGCTTTTTAGCTTCATCAATCATCCGCTGAGTGACGAGCGCTTTAGGCCGCTTGTAGTTTGTAGGTGCTACTTTAGCTTCAAAGCTTGCTACAGCACGTTCAAGCTCAACACCTTCAGAAATATCAGTTAGTAGTGTACCAATAACAGTGTTGCGTACTCGTGTGTTTGGCTTCGCCTTGGTCCAAAGGAAGAACTCTTTCTGACGTTCAGTTGTCAGTTTGTTGTATTCCCGCTTCAACGTTTTCAGAAGGCTCACAGTGTTTTTATGCTCTTCCCCACGATACAGAGAATTCTGGTCAATTAGTTCAGAGATAATATCAACAGATTCATCGGTAATTTCAAGAATCGAGCGACGAAGAATATTTACATCGTCTTTACGTTGGCCGACATAATTGCTGTCATTGTTCTTACTAATGAAGATTGAGGGAATCTTTGCATGAAAATGCTTCCACACCTCACCTTTAGTATTGGTGGATTCAGCACCATAAGATGGCTCAGTCACCAAGAAATGAGCTTTAATCGGCTTACTCTTAACGAATTCAGACATTGCTTTAGCAACAACAGAATATGTTTCATCCGATAGCGCGACATCCCAAACACTAAAGAATTCATCTCCTTTAACGTAGACAACATCACCAATGTTCCTTACGAAATTCTTGCAGCAAGAGCAATCATGCTCTGTACGTTCACGGAAGATTGGGTTGGTTCCCTGTGGAAACGATGCAAGATAATGTTCCCACAACTCATCTCCAGTAACATCAACAACAAAGACATTTTCTCGCGTCTTGTTATCTTTCTCAAGAATAGAATTGAAGGCTACGTGTACGGCACTGCCAAATGGTGCAAATCCACTCATATTGTTTCTCCTTTGTTTAAATTTATCTCTGTGTCGCAGTCAGGCTCATCATAACAGCTCTCATCCCGCCAGGGATACCCCTCCACAAGCCCCTCAGAGAGGCTTTCTTGTGTTTCTAATGCTATGGCATCACTTAACAGAGAACGCTTCTTGCAGAGCACTATAGAAGATTTACAGGATTTGTGCAAGTGTTTTGCAACAGGGCTACGAATCTTCATTTTTAAGTTCTTCGTAGCGACTGACTAAAGCTTTACCTAAAGGATAAAAATAATAGCTGTCTGTCAAATACTCAGTATTCTCCATAACCTCATCAAGAAGCTGTTCCTTAGTCAAGGTTTTGGTCCACTCAACATAATCGCTGTTGTCCATCTCAATTCTCCTATGTAAGGCCTTTCGGCTTGATTTCTACAAATTCTAAGCTCTTTGGTACATTGTAACCAAGACCAGTCTCCAGTCTACACCATATTCGTGCCTTGCGCGGAAATTAGCAAGGGCGCTGACAGCTTCGTATTCAGTGTCATAAACATCATCAAGGGTATCCTGACTGTAGTATGGGCCAAGGGGGCAATGGTATTTTAACAAACCATCCTCACTCAACACCTTCCAGCAATATTTCTTTTCCATCTAAATTCTCCTATTTATATTTCCATTGCTTTTTCAATTGTTTCTGCCTCGGCAAGCGCTGCCAATTCAGCTTCAAGCTCAGCCTTACGTTTAGCTTTCACCTCATCTGCAACCAGAGCTTCATACTTCTTAAAGATAGGCCAGAATGCCCCATAGACAGCTTTAGCTTTATCCTCTGTAAAATATAGAGCTTTGTTTGTAGAGTCAATGTACTTAGGCTCAAAAGATTTCAACTCGTTAAAGAATGCACTGAAAGTCTGTGTTGGATAAGAGTCACCAAAGATATAAGCCCCGCAAGTAAATCGAATAGTGTACAACCACTCGTTTTTAGGTTGCTGACCTGTATCTGAGCAACCAATAGGTTGATCTGCTGTTTCAGAAAAGAAAGCGATACCTGTCCATTCATCATAAGAATCTTTTACTTGAAGATAATTGCTGAAAGAAAGGTACTTAATCGGAATACCAAAGCGTTCAGAAACTTCAAGAGCTTTAATTGCACTTTCTAGAGACTTCACGTCTAGAGTAAGACGATCAGCGTCTACAATGCTAGAATACTTCTTTGCAACCTTAAGAATATCTTTATAAACTTTGATTTTGTCTTGCATTAGATTTCTCCTTCGGTTTGTTTACATGCCAACAATTCTACCACAACTTTCTCTGTCGTCTAGTTGATTATTCCTATCATGAACTGCTTGCTAATAGAATGTCTCACATAGGCTACATTTTCAACCAAATGTCACGTTTGTGTGTCTTGTGGGATACTAAATAGCTCTACGCTTCCACCAATCAAAGCTTGGGGTTTCTGCATTATCTTCCTCTATAGCAGTCATCAGGGCTATCAAAGCCTCTCGTGTACGTGGAGACTTACCACCTCCAGCATATTGCGTACAGAATTCAATACTGGCTCCACCTTGGTCATCATAGATGCTCACATAAACGTCGCTGTCACCATCAAGGCCAACACGAAGATGCGCTGTCTGACTCATATCACCATAACGCCCTACATCACGTTCTTTTGGGAATTTCATCTCAATCTCCTACGTTTGTGGTTGATACTCAATCATTCGAGGGTTTGATTCTACAGCAATGCAAGGGAGAGTCAAGGGAATTTCTATAAATTTATTTTCATACAGAGGCTTGTGTTCTCTGAGATGTGTGCTAAGATTGTTGGGTTGAATGCCTTCGTGGAGAAATGTTTCCCATATAGGAGAATAGAGGATATGGTAAGAGGGAAGTGAATGAAAGTAAGAGAAATAGAGGGTGTAGAGAGGTATAAGATGTTGTTGTCTACAATGAAGGGTAGACCATTTCGAGAGGAGAATAAAGCTTATGACACCATAGTGGAAGCTATGTGTAAAGTCTATGGAGAAAAGAAATACAATGCTCTGCAATGGTTCTTCACCAACACCAGTAAAGCTTTGCGTAATGGCTATAGAGGTTTCAGTGTTAGGCTGAAGGCTGACTACTGGTCTGGTAACATCTGTGGAATTGGTGCTAGACAAGTGAAATCGGTGCTTGACAACCTAGAGACAGATGGTTATATTACAATCTTCCTTGGTAATAAGGACACAAGAGCCGAGTGGTTGTCATTCCCCACAATTATCAGGTTTGAACCTAAGCTGCTAGCCTTGTTTGACAATGAACAAGTGTCCTTACACGTAGCAAAAGGTTGCCTGTTGGAGTATGTTGTGGTAAAAGACCGCAAGACAAAAGAACAAATATTTACAGAGAACACCGAGGAGTTTTTAAAAATGGTTAGTAAAATGAATGACTACAATCAAAGCTTGAGTTCAGTGCAGATTGAGTTTATGGGTGAACCGCTGCCCTTGGTTGAGTACAAGCGTTCTTTTAGTGGGGATTTGTTTCATGGTGGTCGGCTGTTTGTGCATGGTGGTGGTATCCAACTATTACCAGAAGAATACCGCCTAGAACATATTACTATAAACGGTGAGAAGATTATAGAACTCGATTATAAAGCAAATCACCCATATATGCTTTACTCACTGTATTTAGACGAAAATAAGGGGATTTCAGAGCTTATTACAGAAGATTTTGATCCGTATAATGCAGACAGTTCGTTTTTGCAAGTGGACACAATTGCAATTGCCAAGCATAAAATGAAACACACACTAACAAAATATGATCCTGTGCGGAATCTTTACAAACGCGCTTTACTTTTGTCTATCAATTGTGTAGATTTTGCACAAACCAAACGGACACTTGGTAATGAACTGTTCAAGGATAATCTCAGAGAAGAAAAGGATCGTGAATTCTTTGGTATTATCAAGCCGGATACAGGTAAGATCATCCAAGCGCTTGCAGATCATAACTATGTGATTGAAAAGGAGTTTTACAATGACAGAGGGATTTGGCTTCAAAATCTAGATAGTGAAATTGCTTTACGTGTGATTGATCTTATGATACAAAGCGGTGAAGTGGCTCTGTGCTACCACGATTCTTTCTGCTGTCGTGAGTCTATCGTAGATTTGTTGTATGCAGCGATGCAGCAGGCTTGGAAAGAAGTCCTAGGCTCTGATAAATATTGCAAGATTTCTAAGAAATAGGAGAAACTGAATGAACACCACCCAAACAGACGAATTGACATTCTATACAATCATCGGTAAGATCGAAGCAGAACTTACGGGTGTGGATGTGGGTCGTACACATGGTATTGAGGCTAAATAAATGGCTAAGTTGATATGTGGAGTAGGAATAAAGGTTACTGAGTACATTCATTATAAGTTCATTATATTGAATGTTAAGCTCTTGGATCGTATTTAACATCCTGAATTATAGAGTTATCCAAAAATATGGTACAGATGCGGACATAGACTTTGATTCTGGTTATAACAACATCTCAGAA